CCCCCCCCCAATCCACGAAGGGCGGAAAAAAGGAACGGCAAACGGCCAGCCAACCAAAAAGGAATGCTTATTTTCAATTTAAATTGTTGATTATCAATGATATAAACCAATATTTTAATATACATTTACATTTGATTAGTTTTATTATATATAATCGCTGAATTTTTATTGTAAAATATTTGTTTGAAAATAAAACATGTATTATATTTGCAATGTGAGATAACAATATTAACAAACAAGGCGTGCTAGATGCCTATACAAGTCCCTAGGGCAAGGGCAAATCTAATGACAAGTAAAGATCTTAACAAAGTACAAAGTGAGGTAAAAAAAGCAAGTGAAAAAACGTTAACAGGTGCGGTCAAGGCGTGGTGTAACCTGTTTAAGTCTGGCAAAGAGATTAACGATATATTAAAGGATAACGATATTAAAGTAGATAAGGCTATTGTACCCGCTCTAGTTGCTTTGGCAAAGGAAAAAGAAACAGTAATCCAGTTATGCAAAGAAATATTGCCACGAGTTGACAGCACCTTTTGCGCATATAAAGAAATTGAACGTGAGTATTACGATAAACAGGATCAGGATAAGAATGTAAAGACGACAGTAGATAAGATAGAGAGTATAGCGGTATTGGGTACAAATCATAAACGATTTGGATATAATGAGCCTGTTAAGTTTGATGGAGGGGTATATTATGAGGTATTTAACGGATCAGACAAACGCATTGTAAAGTGTGCTATACCCATCAAACGATATACTTACAATCTGATCGCTAAATGTATTACTTACTACCTAACGCACCCTAAAAATGATAAATAATTAGGCGGGCTATAATAGCCCGTCACGGTTGCATGCTATTGCGTCCCCGTCGCGCAACTGGACTCAGACTAAAATAGCGAGTTATTTAACATATTGCAATAAGGATATACATGTTGGTAGGGTATCGATAGCATGTATAGATAGATCGCCGCTTAACAATGTGATTTGGGTGCGTTGCCAGTCCGGAGACGTACCGTTATCCTTTTGGCCTTATTGCAAGTCGGGTTAGTACGTTAAGGTCTCCTTAATAGGCCGTATTATAATACGGGGTACGTTGGTGTATATACGCATGTATAGGGTGTATGTCTATGCGTTGCGAGAGTAGCACGCATAAAGTGTATTACGGGGTTATAGCCGTGCCAAAGTATCAAAGCAATAACGCTTAAGGTTGCTTAAATACTTATGCGTTATATGTAATAGTAAAATAACACCCTTATAAGGGTATTTAGTGCGGTTAAATTGACGGACTCAATACGCCTTGTCGGTACGTATCACGGGTTACGTATGTACGTATTTGGCTTCGTTCGTTCGGGGCAAAGGGACAAAACCAAAGGGAATCGGGCGGGTGTGGTGTGCTCGGCTAGCTGTATTGATAACGGCGGCCTTGTGCCTTTATAGCCGTGTCCGTTCTTATTGGTGTAATTAAATGAATATATTATGTACAAAAAGAAATTCGATAATTTGAATAGGAAACTATCTATTCAAAAAGAAAAGGCTTTAGAGGCTGTAAGAAAGTCTCAAATGGAGTTTTATATTGAGCTTACCAAAGATCTATACAAGTCTAATAAATTAGATTGTAGTAGAGATTCTGATAAATGTAGGCGGAAACGTGTTAGCTACATGGCAAACAAATTGCGACAATAGATCGTTTGTTTTTATTTGATTTTAAAGTTTGTGCCCTTCTGTACTGTAGTGATATAGGACGGAAGGGCTTTTTTGTGCCTAATTTTACAGAATGATAGCATAACCATATGTTTTACTTACACATAAAAGTGTCAAGGCGGTAAATTTTAAGCCTTAATTATAAATGTGTAAGTAAAATACTTTATTATGTATTATTTTGTATATATCTATATCCGTATGGACGGGTGAATTATGTCCTTATGTATGGATTTGCGCTTGAATCGATCCTAAAAGGTATATAATAGGCGGTACTTATTGTATATTTTTTATCTATATCTAGGCTTGTCTTCTCTTAGAGGTAGCTCTAGGGATTGATATATATTATGTTGTTGATACTCAATTGGTTGTATTATTTGAGTGTTGTTTTAAAATCGTGTTTACTTATTGTATATTTTTTATGGGTATATTTATATATTTCGTACTCATCTTGTTTTGTGGGTACATGGCGTTTGAGTTAGGGCGGTACGTTATAGCTACGGGCGACTCCCTGCCTTTAATCATAGTTATTTTATTGGCTTTATTATCAATACATTGTATTAGGCAAGTATATAAGGCAATCAAGAACAAGGATCTCGATATCCTAGACTAATCGGGCGTTCCACGTGGAACAATCGGGAGGAAGGTCTCGGGTTTTATGCTGGGAGTTGGTGGGGTTGGTTTGTTTTGCGGGAGGGGACACCTCCAGACAAGATAAATCAAGGTAAATCAAAGGAGATCAAAGGGAATCAAAGAAAACCAAGAGAAACCAAGGGAGATCAAGGTGAACCGAGGGAATCAAGGGAAAATTAAGTAGCCCAAGTGAAATAAGGGGAATAAGTGGGATAAGGATAACCTCCAAACAATGGTACTCTCCAATACAGATAGGGGTCTTATAGGTATGGAGGTATGTCTATGTATGGGTGTATGTGTTTCTTTGGGTGATGGAGGGAGTGTAGGAAGCCAAGGGAAACGGGCGGCGGCGATGGCGTGGGGTCGGCCCCGCTGGTCGTCCGTCCCTGTTTCCCTTTGGCGTTAGTGTAATATTAAAATCTGATAGTGATATGACGAAAGAGGAAGCGAAAGAAAGGTTCGGTGACAATATAATAAACAAACTATTGTCGCTTGGTGCTGAACCGACAAATGTATGCAGGAATGACGATATTGTGGAATGGTGCAGTGATGGATGCATAAAAGTGGGCGATATTGAAGTATGGGCTTACTATTACTTTTATGAAGGAGAGAATCCTGATTTATGTAATTGGGAGGATCGTATGGAGATAGAGGTAGAGGAATGTTGGATTTAAAATCGGCTGATATGAGATTCATGTATTTAACGGAGCTTAGAGAAAAGGATATATACGTAGGCGACAAGAAGTGCAAAAGAGTAAAAATATATGTAGGCAGACCGTTGAGGGATACGCCTAAAACCTATAAACAAATAGGCGGATTTGTAGCAAAAGAACTATCCAACGCTTATAACAGCGGTTGTGTTTCCATCTATGAAGCAAAGGATAAAACGCTCAGATATTCGGTTTATCGAGACGGTTGTTTTTATCCTTATTATGGGAAATTAGAGGTGGTAGAATAATACCAATGGGAACGGACGGCGGTGTCACGGCGTGGTAGGTCACGGGTGTCGGCTGCCGTTTTTTTCTTTGGCGTGGTAATATAAAACACTAATAACATGGACGAGATTATGAAATTACAAGATGAAGCGCTGCTTTATCTACGGGATAATATTACGAGAGAAGAGGCGTATTATATCCTTACGAAAGAGAATGAAATGACGGAGGTTTTAATAGCTAAGAAGAAGGATGGAAGTAAACGTATCAAGATTCTTGATATGGAATATACTATCGAGAGGGACGATATGTTGCTGTTGTTCGATACTGATGGGATAATAGACGAATGTCTTTTAACATCCAGCCACATAGGGATAAACATGTATTTCCGTCGGCAAGATATTCGGGATATACTATCCAAGAAATTGGAGGTCATGGAATACCGGTATATAAAGATCCAGGTCGATAATATACCGGTAGTAGAGAAACGTCGTGTTATTCTGGATCTAACCGGGCATAGGGTGGATCGTAATGACCGTGATAAGATAGATTTTATGTTTGTTTATTATATGGCAAGATTATGCGTGTAAGAAGAACTGTAAAAGAGAAGGATGTTGTAAAGATATTGGTATTTGGGTGTGATAGGAAGCTTATTAAATCATCAATGGATTCTGGGTTTAGAAGCATGTCGGAGGTATTATCTTACGCTAATTGTATGGCAGGAGATAAGCCTGTAGATCATATTAGGGTATCGAACGAGAATCGTGGCTGGTGTGGATCGTATACTATATATGGTAGGGAGATAGATTAGTTTAATAGTGAACAATAAAGGAGGTGCGTATGAATAATGTTATAACAAACGCCGATGGTGTGAAAGTAAAAGTAAGGGTGTATGATTTGGGTGATAAAACGGCTGATAGATATACTATCGTGTGTGTAAGCGGTAAGAGTAATGATCATAATAATGTCCCGTATTACCCGATATTTAGTTGTAGCTCGAACCCGTTCCATCCTCAAGGAATAGCGATGTATGTAGGGGATTATTATCCGTGGAAGAGAAAGACATACGATTTCGGTAAAAGAGTTAAGGATCTAGCATCCTTACCAGAAGAGGTGATTAAGTACATAAAAATAATAACAACATGAACGAAATAGTTTACAACAATTACGATTTAGTGGCTTTTGAACAAGATGGAGAAGTGGTAGTGGCCGTAACATTTTACAGATATTACAAGAAGAAAGCTAAGGGCGAGGTTAATTATAGATGGAGAACCAGATGCCCGGAATTGGTGGATAAGATCGTAAAACACCGTACCAAGGTATTTACCGGTCAACTTATCCAGTTAGCGAAGGCGTATGGGGAGAAAAAGGTTATAAAATATCAAAAGGAGGAGGAAGAAGTATGTCAAGATACGATAGAGACGCTATAGAAATATATATACTAGATCATATAGATACTGATAATTACAAAAAGCAGTTTAGATATGATAGGGAGTATCTGGCTTTTATGCTTAACGTGTTTAAGGATGAGTATAAAGAACATATCAAAAGGGATGGGATTAAGAAAGCTTTCGAGGACTACATAATGAGCGTTCCGTCTATATTCAGGATTCATACAGCGGATTGCGATATCAGGTATTTATTACGTTCATGGGAAGTGGAGTTCGATGATGATGATGATGAGATATACATCTTGTACAAAAAGATAATAAGGGAGGTCTTCTTTAAGATGTGTAATGATATGAACATTAGATTTTAGTTTGTTAATATTGTGACCATGACCTTGGCGGGGCGGAAGGAATACCATGATCGTACGTGTGCGGATATGGTCCGGGGTCGGTTCCCGGCGCCTTGGCATAACTTAAATGTAAGTAGTATGGAAGATAATATTTTAAAAAGAGCGGCAGCGGAATTAAAAGAAGCCGGTTGCAGGGTTTTCGCATGGAAGGATGATACTTATAATAGAGGTTGGAGTAAGGGTGATTATATAATGTTGTATTACGCCTTCCCTGATTCACCCAACATCGGGTATCTGAGTCATGGGGAATATGGGATGAGCGTAGCGTATAGTAGGGCTTATATACCGAGCTGTGGAAGTGGATCGGGGTGTTGTGTCAAGGAGGAAGCTACGTTTGACCTTGAGACGGCACTGGATGTGCTAAACGAGCCATTACCTAGGTGGTGCAAGTCTTATGGGGTTTATCCAGAACAATATAAGGATATTGATAGATGGTACAATAGCGATAATTATAACAAAAAAATATTTAAGGAAATTTGATATGGAAGTAAAAGATTGGGAAAATTTGGTTTTGAATACAGAAGTAGGATCACATTGTTTTGTTACGCTGATTGATGCTAAGGACATCAGTAGAGGTTATGCGCAAATCAGACGTGCGGAGCATTTCGGGTATAACATCTGTTTTACAAGGTTATACGGGAATAAGTTCTATTTCGAAAAGATAGAGGAAGGACGTACGCAACAATATATCAATAGGAGGAAATAAAATGGTAATAGAGTTTGATTTCGAGATATACAAAAACGGAGATTACGATAAGGTATATCTACGTAACGGAAAAGAGGCAAGAGTATTATGTGATAATGGAAAGGGTAATAGTCCTATGGTCGTGATGATTGAGGATGATAAAGCGGATGATTATATTATTCTTCGTTATAACGAAACTGGCAGGAGGAATATCAATGGTCAATCGGGTCTCGATCTTATGTTATCGGTAAAAGAACGGGAACCAGAATTATGGGTTGTTATCATATCTTATATGGATAATAGGGATAAGAGACAAAAGATGGTCTTACCTAATTTTTTCTCAAGGAATATAAGAGGAAATATATATCTTCAAGGAAGCTCTAAATCAAGTGTATCATATTATGTTGATAAGCTAGAAGAAGATGGGTGCTTCGATGAGCTATGCGAGAAGATAAGGGTAAAAAGAGATCGTATTTATAACATGGAAATAATATCACTATCAGATGACAAGGCGACAGTTTAATCAGTTGATAAATGAGCTAGACGGCAAAAGCCCGTTTATCGTATTACATAGGGATGCCGTTGCGCCTAAATACGTGGGCGTGGAGGTGTCGAAGGATGGGATGGTATACAGATATGCGATAATAGGGATAAACGATGAGTATAAGGCTAAAAAAGCCCTTATTTCGAAAATATTAGGCATAGCTAGTTACCTAAATGGCAATAAGCCCTTAAAAAAGGGTTAATTAGATGTATTTATGACCTGCGGCATCATATACGATATAATGCCATAAATGACGTTGTATAGAGGATATGTATGATAATATGATAGATAACGCATTCGTGTCTTGATATCATAATATTATGCCATTATATCCTCTTTTTGTATAAAAAAGATAACAAATGATACAAACATCTTGAATATGGATGAAATTAAGATAGGAGCTGAAATTGTATTTAATATAACCGGCAACCATAATATAGGATATGCCAAAGGGGAAAAGTATATCGGGACGGTGTTAAGCAAGGATCACCGATCACGTCTTTATGTACGGACAATAGGAATGCCTAGGGCTTGTATTGATGAGCGGGATGTAGAGTGGGTTATTGATCCAGATGGGGATTTTGATATGGATGAGGCGATCCCGAATCCTATGGCAAGGGAGTTGTATAAGTTGATGGGTAGGTACGTTTATACGTTCGGTAGGTCTTATGAAAGTATCAATGGCTATATCGTGTACGAGTGTATGATGATGGACAGGGATTTAAGATATAATGTTATGTATGCGTTGCATGATCATGGATTTGAGATACGGCATATTGATAGTTATTCTTGGTGGATGACCAATGAGAGGTTAATGTCCGAGGTAACATACACGGAGGGGGATATTCATATAATTGTTCATGAGTGTATGGAAGATTATGTGGATAATGTGAAATTCGGGGAGGAGTTTTATAAAAACAAGGGAACGTGATAAGATACTTACTTGTGATGACGATGATAATATTGACACCACCAAAAGGGAACGGAGGCATGCCCCTCGCCCCGAAGCCGGCAGTGGTCGAGGCACGGGTATGGGATAAGCTGGCGGCCGCCCTATCTTTCGTGGAGTCAAGGGATGACGATCGGGCGTACAACGCCACTTCAGGGGCGTTAGGGAGGTGGCAGATGAAAAAGGTGTATGTAGATGAGGTTAATAGGATATTGTGTCTTAAACGGGAGAAAAAGCGGTATAGATACGATGATAGAACAAATCCTATCAAGGCTAGGGAAATGTTCGAGATATATCAATCTCATCATAATCCGAACAAGGATATAGATCGGGCTATAAGATTGCATAGGGGGCTACATTCTACTAAATATGTTAAAGAGGTTAAGCGTAAATTGAGAGAATAAAAAGAATATAGGAGGATAAAGACATGGACGAGAATAAAGTGATACGGCCGATGGATTTTGTTCGGCTTACAAATATTGACGAATTAAATGTGATTAAGGACACTAAAAACCATATAGGGCTGGTGAAGGAGGTCAGTCGGGACGGGAGAATGAGTATAATATGGATAGGTGAAACTTACAGCCAGTTGGCGTGGTTCAAATCGAGCGAGTTGGAGGTGGTGGATAACCTTGTGAGCATCCTGACATGCGGGCTGGCTAACTTTCGAGGAGACGGGAAAGAGAGCGCGGATAAATTTTATCCAATGAATTTATGTTATATAAAGAGGGGGTGATATATGAAATGGGTGATAATAAAAGGAGTTAGATATCCTAGTTCCGTGATATCAGCATTTGCGGCATATAATATGGATAACCCCTTCTTGAAGGTCAGGATAAGAAACAAGTATCATATAGTGCCTTTTGATGATGTTAATAAGATGGCTAATCAGATGGTGTATTTAATGGACAACTATCCTGATTTCGTTCAGATAGGGAGATGGTGGATATCCAAGAAAGCGGTGATGTCTTGGGTTCCCAAGGGGCAGGCCGTGGACGGATCGGGCTGGGTCATATCCTTTACCCTGTCCTTTGGATTGGAGGGAGGGACGCAAATTGGATTTGATAAAGAAGATGAATACCTAAGTGAGATAGATAGGTTAAACGAGTTGTTTAATGTAATATTATAAGGGAGTATGTTGATAGATGTAAATAAATGGATTGATAAAAACGGGAGCTTCGATGAAGCCGGCGGCTTGGATTTAGTGAGGCACGGATATGAGTGGATTAGACGGATGCGTAAATTCGAGAATAAGGCAGATCGTCATACTTTTCAGAAAGTGTTTGGCAATAAAAGAGGCAATGAGTTATGGGACTGTTTTTTAGAGGTAGGAAGATCTATCTTCATATTAGAAGATAGCTATTTCCTGATTAACGACAGGAACGTCTTCTCTTTATGTTTAGCAGAGTGTAGTGATTATGATCTATATGAGCTTGTTCATAATATTGATACGGATAGTGATCAAGGCAAATGATGTTGTTTAATTAAAAAAAATAAATTGTTATGGAAATTAGAGAATGTTTATCGGTTTATCTAGAGAGTGGATATCTTTTTGACGATATGTCAGGAAGATTAAAGTGGTTTGAGATTGATAAGATCTTGATCAGTTTTACATATGGAGTAGTTAGATATGTAGGAACATGGGGAGGATGTAGGACTGAGAAGACATTAGATGGGAAATTATTTTATTCGTCCGAAGAATGTTTTAAAAAGGGCGAGAGCATTCCTAAGACAAGACTATCAATATATGATGTTTTTGAGTCATTATATGGGTTCATTCCAATAGGTGATGTGTGGAAATACAAAAACGGAAGAGCTGTCAAGGATAAGTTGGAATATTTTGATGTTGAAATAGATGATAAAGGAAAAATTTATTGTAAGGAAACATATTACAGAACACGTGAAGATGTGTATAAATTCAATGACTTAACTGTAGTTGACAGGAATGGAGACATAAGGTTAGTGGAATCATCAAAAAGTAGATTAATGCTTACTGATGATCAATTGGATGTCGTGGAGAGAATGAAAGGCATCATTGATGACATGGTTAGGTTAAAGATGATTATGTATATTGATCAAGACTATAATCTTTGTTTTCTGCCGGGAGATAAAATAGAAGATTTGACAATGGATGAGACAGATGGATTTGTGGATACCACCGGTATAGTGACATCTATAAAATCTAAGAATGTAGTGGAGTTTTATGTAGAAAACCCATTCGTAAAGATAAAGGATGAATGATATCTGAATCTGGATTGTGGTGGTTCGTGAGAATAGCCACAATCATATCTCTAAACGTGAACATAAGGAGGTACGTATGTCATTCGATTGACGTTAGGGATCTAGTTATATTAAAAGAGGAGGGATTATGAAAGAGATTGTATTAAAACTGTATGAGTTTGATGAGCTCTCAAAAGATTCACAAGAAAGGATCATAGAGCGTGAGCGCTGGAATATAATGGATTGTTGCATGGAAGCTTATGGTGCTGATTATATAAGCACCATGAAGTCTTTTGGGGATCTGACAAATACTGAGGCTTATGGCTGGGAAGTTGGATATACGAGGTATGATTTTAGATTCAAATTCAAGTACAATGATCCTATATACTGTCATCCAACTGATTATGATAAGGATATATATCCTAATAACTTATGTGGCAAATTACTGTTCAGGTATATCAACAACAACATTATGCCACGTATTATCAAGGGCAGGTGTTTCTCCACGCCATGTAAATATGTTGATGGGAAATACGAGTACAAGCACAAATATAGTAGGGTGATGTTTGACTATGGAGATAATTTCCCATTGACAGGGATGTGTTATGATTTATATCTCCTGAAACCTATAATTGATTATTACAATGCATGGTGTACTTATCCGGAGGGTTTTTCTTTAGAGGATTTGATAGAGCAATGTTATGATAATTTCTTCAGGTCATGGCATGAGGAATATGAACATTGGGTTGACGATGAAGATGCGATACGTGAGGAGCTTCATCATAATCAGTATGAAGATCGACTCTATTATGAGAATGGGGATGTGTATGTTGGATCATTAAGTGAAATAGTATGAAAACACAAGAAGAATATGCTCGTGAGATCGATGAGATCGTTCGCCGTGATGTAGAGAGTTACCAGAGTGACTGGTTTAAGATTGATAAGGAAATATTCATGCTTCCGGAAAACAAGAACAAGACATTTATTCTCGGAACACGAAAGACAGGATGTGATTTGTTGATACTGGGAGGCACTAATTGTGATGAAAGTTATTTGGATGGGGTTTTTGGGTGTCTTGGTAATGAGAAATTCTATGTTTGCCAGCCAATATCTCTTTATGAGACAACACGAAATATCCAGGAAAGACCTGCCTTGTACGCTTTTAAAATAGCGACCGAGTATTTCAGGGCGCATGGAATGGTTCCCGTATTTGAAAATTCACATTGTAAATTGATGAGATTATGAATATAGAGATAATAAGATATAGGCTTCCGATTTATTGGATTGGGGCTTTGATTAATGGTGACTACACTGGAATATCTAACGAGGAAGCGCAAGAAATTGATGACTTTGTAAAACATGCAGATGGTTGTCCAGTTGGTGTGGATTGGGGAACAGAAGGTTTTTATTCGTATAATGACGCAAACGCTATTGGCGGAACTTGTGTCGATGTTATTTTTAGCAAGTATAATCAATAGTTAACACTCAAAACTTAATAGATATGAACAACTCTATGGTCGCTCATTTGTGGGCAAGTGAAAAGAAAGAATCCGGAAAAGGTAGTAATCTTTTCTTTGAAGGTAGAAGTATTTATTCTTATGGTTATCATTTTGAGGTTGGAAGAATCGTAAGAAATAAGTGTGGTGAAAAGGCGTATTTGCTTAACGATAAGTATTATTCTTCTTCCACCTGTAAACATCAACGTTGTGTTCGTAGTGCAATACCAACTGGTTCAAAGGTATTTTCTGTTGGATATAATATGTCTGATGATGGCAGCATGGCTTTTATCACCAGTCGATTGGAGCTTATCAAAGAGGTTATCGAGAAATACAAGAAGGTCAGAACAAGCCTGTCTTATAGGGATGTTTGGGGAGTATTTAGAAGTCTAATGGATTATATTGAGTTCTTTAATATGGGTACTCCCGAGAGCCTTCTTAAAAAGAGCGCAAACACCTGGATTGGAACTAAACATGCGTTATCTTATGAATCGGATAAGATTAAAAGTGGATATGTCCATGAGTTAAAGCGTGTGTTTGAGGTATTGCTAAATCATCAAGCGTTAGAAACTTTAGGGACGACCAATGTGATAGTAGATGAGATTTGTGGTGAAGGAACGTGGGCTGGGTATGTGGCCAGATGTCAGAGATGGAAAGATAGTCAGGCGAAAAAAGAGGCTTTAATTTTTGAAAAAAGAAGAAAAGAAAAAGAAGATCGCAAGAAGAAATTTGAAGAACAGATCGAGATGTGGAAGTCTGGCAAGATTCTGGAATTATATCTATATTATTATTTGGAGGATGACCAGCCTAACGTATGGCTTCGCATCAAGAATGGCATAATTGAGACTAGCAAGAATATCAAGATAGGACGAGCTGAGGCTGAGAGACTTTGGAAATTGATAAAGTTCTTCCATAATGGCAGTAAATTCCAACACGATATGGTATTGGATACAACCGGTCACAAATGGAAGATCAATAGCTATAAGAATGATATATTGGTTGCTGGATGTCACCGGATAGCGTATAGCGAGATGGAAGGTGTTGCGAGACAATTAGGATGGGATTAAAACAGCTATCAAGTAACATTTGAGAGCTATGGCAATCACTATCAGATTTACGGGAGAGACATCCAAGATGTCATGGGTAGCGTTACCGGTGGAGCCGGCGTATATGGGTAGGCGGTCGGGGAAGACAAGGCGCAGCCCTTGCCCGTTGGCTTGGTTGAGTAATAAAATAACATATAAACACGTAAGAAGATATGAATATTAAAGAAGGAGATTTGGTGTCTATAAAGCAAGATTTTATAGACAAAAAAAATAGATATGAATATGATAGTAGGGATATATGGAATGTCAAGGAAGTATATGGTATAGGTAACGGACATCATGTGGCTATAATAGACAATTTAACCGGCTACGGGAATACTCATCTATGCACATACAATATGGATTTAAGGACTATGGATGACCTTAAAGCAAGATTAGATGAGATAAACAAAGAAAAATCAGCTAAGATGTTTGCGTGCGAGAGATATCTATATGACAATGGCATTATATCTGCACGAGAACATAATACTATATTAAATAGATTAACAGAGTTTATAAGAGATTATGAGGTAGAGCTACAAGGTGATGATATAGCTAAAGTGAAAATAACAATATAAATACATGTAAAATTATGGAAAAGAGAATGATAACAAAACCATTTGACTTAGAGCTGGCAAAGAAAATTAGCAATGGTGAATATGATGGTGAGATTGTAACGGTCGGACATAATCATAAGGTAGAGTTAGTGTATTATAATAAAGATAGGGGGATGTTTAATACACTAGGAGTGATTTATTCTGATAGCGGTATAATATCTGATTGGTTCTCTGATAATGGACTAGGAGCAAGAGGATGTAGGCTTTGTATTAATATTCCGGAATATACGGCATTTAAGGATGGGGATATATTGAGCAATGAAGAAGGTGATTACTTATTCATATTGAATACAAACGGGGAATACCTTACGTCTTATCATGCCTCTTGGCAAGAAGGGGGTTATTTATATTTTGATAATGGGGCTGCCAATCGAAATAATATTGAGAGATATAGATATGCCACTGAGGACGAAAAGCGAGATTTTATTAACGATCTTAAGGCAAGTGAAGAACCTAAAGCCAAAATGTGTTTGAAACAATTCTTTGGTATTGAGATAGAGTCAGAATATAAATTCAAGCCATTTGATAAAGTTTTAGTAAGAGATACAGAAGACGATGATTGGCACGTAAGTTTGTTTGCTAGGGAAATTGCTGATGCTCAATATAAAGAAGAAAAATATGAATGCTTAAATGGGACGGGATGGATCTATTGTATTCCTTATGAAGGTAACGAACATCTTTTGTAAAAAAATGTATTAAAATGGAAAATAAAGAACAGGATTTTATCAATCGATATAAAGATGTACAAGAATCCATCGTAAAGGCAATGGATAAGGCATTGGAACGGGCAATAGGGAACAAGGTAATAGATTTCGAAAAGTGTGAAGGCAATTATTTGGACGTCTATCCTCTTATCGGGGCGGTCTTACAGAAGGAGGTAAGGAGAGTACTTGGCGAAAATGTGAATAAGAATATATCCCGGAATATGAAAATAAAGGCGACCAAGTACAGAAATGATTACAGGGTATGGTTGGACTATGCCGGGGATTACAGAAACGAAAATATAGAATAACATGAAATATCAAAATTTTATGTGCCCTTATGAGCTTGCGCTAAAGTTGCATGAGTTGGGCGTAAATTCGGAGTCGGAATTTTATTTTGTGAAAGAGATGAAAGGAGGGGAAACCCAGATAGATTCAGTCGTGCAAAATACAATGAGGTATTCATATAGAAAAGAAGGCGACCTCATACCGGCTTATATGAGTCATGAACTTGGAGAGATACTACCAAGTATGATAAATGTCAGTAAATCAAAAATATGGGATGAATGGTTGCAGTTGACACAATATTTCCCGAATAGGGATAGTAGATATTACGAAGCCGCCTATGTTCGTTACAATGCCTACGATTCGCCAACAGAAGTGTATAGCGGATTTGGGAAAACAGAGGCGGAGTCAAGGGCGATGCTTCTCTTTGATTTGTTGGAAAAGAAGATATTGACACCTGATGGTTTGAATTTAAAGTAAGTGGATAGGAGAAAGGAATATGAGAACGAATTTGAATAGTACAAGCATGAGAAACACATGTCCAGAATTTCCGCTTTTCGGTGCGAATTATCCAGACGCAACTTGCATAGATGGCATATTATATGATCTGGATAATGTAGGTGATGATGGTGTTCTAATCAAGCCATTGGAAGAAATTCCATGCCCATTCTGCCGAACAGAGGAGTTTATCAGATACGATCCATTCAATAAAGAGTATAGCATGGATAGTGAAGAGGATATAAAAGATTGGTATATGAGCTATATTAATGAAATGAGAAATAAGTATGGGGGAAAATAAGAAGAAACAAACACCATGCCGGAACTTGAAAGATTGGCATACGAACAAATGAAGGAGGTAAACGATGGAGACAGTAAGATTATCAGATTACTCTTCTTATGATAAAAACAAGGGAGGAATACAAAAATTGCGTCACAAATTCAGGAATCAAATACTTGAATATTGGGGAGAAGATACCGGAATCCTAATAGGAACAACCATGGTATATGAAAGACATTTGTGGAACGAGGAAGTTAAAGTAATATGATTATGGATGACAATAAGATAATGGAAGCGGCTAAGTTAATAGCCAACTCATCAGCGGCCTTGATCGAGGCTATGGGGATGATGAGCGAAAATATCGAGAGAGCTAATAGGGGCGAGTCTTTGGCGTATACCGAGGAGGCCTTTAATAAAGTGGTTATGAATAATGGAATAGATTATAATAGTGTTATGAGTAGAAGTTGGATATGAGAAATGGAGGAGGACTATGGGTAAAGAAGTTAAGATAGATGTAGGATATAAAGATGTGCTAGAAAAATCATTATCAGCCATCCAATATCTAAGAATACATGGATTCTCGACGTACATGGAATCGGAGGGGATTGTAAATAGGATAATGATGTTCAAGGATAAGAATGAGATGAGAGATCAAAAGATCAGATCAATTTAATAGAACTAATTATGACAGTAGAGTATAAGTGTATTGATGTTTACAAGAAGCCGGAGAATCCAATGGAATGGTTGCCGTGTCCACGATGCGGCCTCCGGCCTCTGGTCTGGGAGTTCGATAACGGGAGATTCACGGCGTGCGGGTGCGGAACAGACTGTTATAGTCATTGGAGCGTGCGAGCGGAAAGTATTATGTCGGTCATAAAAAGATCTGATAACGGTAAGTCGGCTGAGGCGTATGATATTGATGAACTTAAAAATAACTGGAATCATTGGGTGAGGACAGGGGAGATACTGTTTACGCCGGGAAATGGGAGATGGTAATATAATTAACAATTTAAGACATGGATCATTATTTGGCTACAATTCAAACAATATTAGATAGATGTGATGATAACAACACATCTCCTAGTATTGATGACATGGAGATAATAAAAATAAACCTATGCAGAATAATTCAAACTCGTTACGGAATAACTCAGTTATGGTTCATTCCGTTGATAGAAAGAATACAGAATGCTTGTTGTAAACATCACAATGACGTTGATATGTTATGGGAAGATTTTGTTAAAAAATGACTGAATGGGAGGGATAAATATGAATACAAAAACAAGTAAAGAATATAAAGCGATAAAGAATTATATCCATAATGAGCTTGGACTTACCAAGGAAGATATAATCAATGCAATTAGACCTGAGATAAGACAATATGTTGAGAGATGTATGCGTAATACTTACGGAGATGATAATAATCTAGAGCGATGGATTAAGGTTATAGTGGAGAATAAGCTTAAAGAAAGAGATTTTAATGTCATTCCAAGAATGGTAGAAAAAGTATTACAAGATAAGATGTTAAACAATATAGAGATTATTATAAGAAACAAAGACTTAAATGATTGAAAATATGGGTAATAAGGATATTTTAGATAAGACAAGGATGAAGGGCATGAACCAAGGGATATGGCTGGCGGTTCAGGAGCTAGTCTATGCCGGGCGCTGGACGCAGGCCGCAGAAGAACTGGTGTCTTCTTGTGGATTGACCGAGGATGAATGTAGAAAGCTACAAGAGGAAAGTGGGTCGTTTGATGATGAAATGCTTGAGTTTATTGATACGATATTCGGTCGTAAGATAGATTTAGATGAGGATGATCAGATGATTGATATAGATATATCTACAATGAAAGTAGGTGATACATATAGCTTCATGAACAATCAAAAGGAGATGGTGGAGATCAAGGCTGTAAAAAGATCAAGGCTGGGGTGTAATGGATGTTATTTATCAAATAGCGAGATATTATGTAAGGGGTGTAATAAGAGTGAGCGTGAGACAAATGATAATATAATGGTCGTCAGGATAGATAAGATGGATGATGTATATCGTAATGATCGTCCTCTGGATTCGGGAATAGGCGTAGTTCACTCTTTTAGGATAAATAATAAAATTATAAAAGCGGTAGCATGTCAGACAGTCATTAGGAATGACATTTGTAGTAAATGTTGTTTTGTGGATACGAATATCTGTAGTAACATGAGATGCTTTAGTAGTGTTAGAGAGGATGATAAAAGTGTAATTTTTAAGAAAATAGAATTATGAGCGAGAATACGATCGATAAGGCTAAGGAGGAAGGCATAAGACAAGGGATATGGTTATGCATACAAAAGCTGGTGAGTTTGGAAAATCTTGGTATGGCAAGATATTTTATACTATCATTCAGATTTGACAAAAATGAATGTGAGGCGTTATTGGATAAAAATGATCCAAACGATAAAATGAATGAATTTATCGATGGATTTATATTTAATAGAAATAATCATATAAAAAAGTTGGATGATATAGGGTATCATAAGATAGGTGAAGTATTTAAATATGATATCGGTTCGGGAATAATAGAATTGGCGGTAATAGAGGATGACGGTAGCGGTTGTGATGGATGTATATTTAATGATAGGAATTATTATTGTAAGAATACTTGCTGTATTAATGTAGATAGAAAAGACAGTACGGATATTATATATAAAGAAGTAAAAAGATCATGAGTTTAATAGATAAATTAGAGGATTTGGTGGTTAAGGTAGACACCGAATACCAAGAGAAGATGGAGGCGGTGATCCGGGAGATAGTCCCGGGGATGCCGGAAGGGAATGTACGTCATGCCGCCGAGCTGATGTGCACGGACAGGATGGGGAATATGATGGACATAGATGTTTATATATTAAGGGAAGAAGATAGGCCTTATGAATGCCATTATCTAAAGGATCTATTGGAAGATAGGGTAGCTAGAATAGATAAGATGCATGAGGATAAAAGTTACACATACAATATAGATGATAATTATTGGTGCGCTACATGTGGTTCCCATTCTCATAAAAAGGATTCTGAGACAGGGTATTGCTGGCATTGCGATACGGTTAATTGGGTTAAAGAAGATGGAGCAGATGTTAGGGTATAATTACCAAAGAATAAATATGAATGATAGGAGAAAGGATAGTATTAACTATTAATAATGTTTATTTAATTTAATTCAAAAACAAAATGTCTACTTTTGTAGACACATAAAAATTATATATATGGAAAAGAGTGAGTTTGTAAAGAAATTGGAGAAGATCATCGATATGGTTAAGACCGAAGATGATGGTTTCGAGTATGGTGGCAAAGTCATTTTCTATAAAGAAGATGATAGTAACTATGAAGTCTCGGTAATGAACATTGAGATGAATTTGGAAGTAGAAGCCAATGTTATGGCTGGTATGGATGATATGGATTTTACCTGCCTTATGAGTGAGGTTTATAAACAAAAGGCGGTAAAGGCTATAATGATGGAGAAGGATGACGATGAAGACAATTAATGAGATGACCGATCAGGAGATATATGATCTTACTGACGAGCAGATAGATAGATTGATCATAACAAGATGCGCTAAGGAGGGTGTTAGGTTTGTGGACGAACCTCCAGTTATGAAGACATACGACTACAAGCCTATTTCTCCATCTAATTTCTTCTACCTTTTAGAAGGATTGAGCATAGCTGTTTTTAATCAGGATGATGCTATTAAAATAGCTAAGTTCTTAAGTAAGTTTGATTTATACAAGACTACATACGATTTCACTATATCCAATGAGAAGATATATAATAAGTTGGATATAATCAATATCAAACATATTCCAATGTTTGATACAAAAGATGAGGAGTCCTACAAATCTATAAAGGACAAGAATAATAAGATTGAGGAGGAGTATAAAGATCAGGTAGATAAATACAAGAAGGATATAAAAAGAATGAGTGAAATCCATGCCGAGATCTGGTCGAAGGTAATCGATGTAAGAAATAAGATTGATCATATGAATCATCTTAGATTCCTTTTTGTAAAGGAATATCTTCCGTTGGTGGATCATGATACGAATACGGCTATGACGTTTTTTAAGAAAGCTTATGACGTGGATGATGATACGGAAAGATATATTCGTGAAGGGATAAAGGATTACCCATTGTTTAACAACAATATAGATTAATAAGATGCACAATTGGTTTAAATGTACGGTTTCTTATGAGACCGATGCCGAGAACGGCATGAAGAAGAAGGTAAAGGAAGAGTATTTAGTGGATGCCCTTTCTTATACAGAGTGTGAGGCTAAAATCATAGAGGAGATGAGACCGTTTATCTCCGGTGAGTTTAGCGTTGATATCAAACGATTCCGGATAGCGGAATTATTTGCCATGGATGGAGACCGGTTCTATAAGGTCACGGCTGATTATATTACGATAGACGAGAAATCGGGCAATGAGAAACGCAAGGCGTTTAACTACATCGTTCGGGCCAATGACCTTGATCATGCCAAAAAGAATTTCGAGGAAGGCATGAAAGGAACCATATCAGATTTCGTTGTCACTTGTATCAAGGAAGAGAAGAAACTGATGGACTTCTACGAGTTTGATGGTAAGATCAGGAATCCGGAGAAACATGAGAATAGTAAGCAATAAAGCTAGCTATGAGACCACATCATCCATAGCCGAGAAGTTGATGGAGATAAGTAAGATGGAGGGTACGATTTATCGTATCCTCACATTATCTAATAAGACTTATCTGGCTTCTAAGTTAGGGTATAGTAGGTCCGGATTCTATAAAAAAATACAGAACAGGAATTTTAATATCCGAGAGCTGGCTCAGATATTCGATACGATCATCAACTTCAAGGATCAAGATTGGACTGAGGGTAAGATTAATAGGCTTAAAAGATATAGGGCTATGAGCCTTATGGAGTTCAATAAAAGTTATAAAAAGAAAAAGGCATGAGAGGTAGGATGTTGCCGTGTGAGAGATGCGGGAGGATGGTAGCCATAAGGAGCAAGGGGTTATGTCCAGCATGCAGAGCCAAGGAACTACCGCCAAAGGGGAGGACGGCGATACGGGTGAAGGCCAAGCCGAAGGGGAGAAGCCTAGCCGTGTTCTTTGGCGCCCACGTAGCTAAGTTAAGTATGATAAGAAGATCTGCTACCGGCGCATATATACCATGTCCTGGGGTAAGCAACATATGCCACTTATACCCTAAACGGAAATATAAATCGGTCGCCGAGGATAATGATAACATTATCTACTTGACGGCTGATGAGCATACAAGATTCGATTATCTGTTAGATACGATGGATTTCAGCCGGCTCTTGGATGAGTTTGGTAACGTATGGCTGTTGGCAGCCAGAAGGATGAGGGATCTCACACCTAGAGTCGAGGAGGATGGTAAATTAAAAACCAGATTATTGTCATGGATAGAAGAAAACAAAAATTACTTCTAGTTCTTGGATACGAGGCTATAAGTGATACGATATATAGAAAAGGTTCGGTCATGGAAGTCATAAGTGACCAAGAATCGATAGAGGATATGATTTCCCGTTTAGAAAACAGGCATCATATAAATATAACGATGGTAAGTGATAGTAGGATAGATCTAGAGGATAGGTCCGGTTTAATTATGAATATGCTTTCTGCGTGGCGATCATCATTACCAATATTAAGATCATATCACACAGATCCTAAATTTACCGCTTTCTTTGGCATATTAGACGTTTTATCAACTATCCCAAAGAAAGATATGGTAGAGGATGAAAAGCCTGCTGAAGAGCCTAAAAAAGAGCCTAAAGAGGAAATGGAAGTTGAGTATGATCTGGAGACCGAACAGCAGTATTATGCCGCTGAATGGATCAAGGATATCCCAACACCAATATTATATAGAATGACCGTAGCTGGCAAGCGTGTTTATTATGAGATGGGGGCTGATGGATACCCCATAATATATGACGGGGCTACCAATAATATAGCTAATGGGTATTGTGATACGTCTGGCGCTTTGGAAAAGTGGAAGAATGAGATGAGGCTCAAAGGTAAGGATCCAGATGAGTACGCTAACTATAGGGCTGACTTAGGTACTATCATGCATTATCTATTTGGATTGTATCTGACCGGGGTTAACATAAAGCTGATCCCGACATGGATCAGGAAGGTGGTCAAGGAAGCCAAGCTAAGAATAGACAAGTATAGGATGGAGCGGATATTGGTGGATAACATTGATGAGTTGATAGAGGATCTGATATCATTCGCTATATTCTGCAAGGAAAGACATGTTAAACCTGTACTTATCGAAAAGATGTTGAGGTCAAGCAGGTTAAAGGTAGCTTCTTCGGTGGACGCCGTGGTGGAGATGGACAGCGAGCCGGAGACAGTGGAGATAGAGGTCGAGACAGGAGAGTTCTATAAGACGGGAGCCAAGAAAGGTCAGCCTAAGACGGAGAAAAAGAAGATAAAGAGATGCAGGAGGATATTCGCTATAGTAGACTTCAAGTCAAACAGGAAGGGTAATTTCTATGACGAGTACGCTTTCCAGCTTGAGCTATATAGAAGAATGATACTGGAGAATTACGGGAAGATATTGGAGATAGAGGAGATATATAACTTCGCTCCGGGTGATCCTACCGCTAAGACAAGTCAATATAAGTTGAAGAGACAAACCGATAATCCTATACTTAATATGGCTACGGTTGTATATCTTCAAGGTAAGTATAAGTTTGAGAAAACCAATTATACGGTTACGTCAAGGATCGGATCTTTAGATATAGAGGGTGATTTTGAGTTGAATGGTTTGATAAGAAAAGAGTCGCTGAGAGATTATATATATAGAGTGATGAGTGAGAGGAGAGGATAATGGAATTCAGGGAGTTTGACAAGAGCGTACATCGGTATGAGTTGGATCATAGCAAGCCAAGGAGGAAGATGACGTGCCCGCAATGCGGCAAGGATAAGTGTTTTACGCCGTACGTGGACGTAACCACCGGTCAGATCGTTGGAGAGCAGTTTGGGGTGTGTGATCATAAAAATAAATGTGGTTACTTTAAATATCCAACAGGGAGCGAACTTGGGAACAATGATCTTTTTACCGATTCAAACAAAGTATTAAGGAGGTACAGACCTCCAGTGGATCCGGATATAGCCAACTGCATTCCGGTAAGCAAGATGTTTGAGACGCTTAATCCTTTCGAGACATCTGATCTTCAGGATTATCTATCCAATATATTCGGATCATATCATACCAATAGAGCGTTCAGCTTATATAAGATCGGGATGATGAGATTCGGGGATTGGGGTAAATGCTGCGTGTTCTGGCAACTTGATAAAAGTTGGGTGATAAGGACCGGGAAGATAATGGATTACGGACCAGATGGTAAGAGGGTAAAGGTTCCCATGGATCATGTATGCTGGGTTCACATCCTAGACGGTCAAGATTATTTATTAAGGCAATGCCTGTTCGGTGAGTTTCTTATCAACTTCTATCCTAAGGAAGCCCCGGTATATATAGTTGAGTCGGAGAAGACGGCGGTCATCTGTAATATCGTATATCCAGATAGGCTTTTCATGGCATGCGGAGGTATCCATATGTTGAAAAGGGAGATGATAGAGGCATTGGGACGTAGAAGAATAGTCCTATATCCTGACAAAGGATCGGCGTTTAACGAGTGGAAGAAGAAAGTGGATAGGGATATGAAGGGAATGAATATAGAGATAAGCGATTTTCTCGAATCAAAGCCCAATATAAATGAGGGAATGGATATAGCAGATTATTTTATTATTAAACAAATTTACAATGGCAAAGGTAGTTAACAATTACAAGAAATTCAAGGTGCTTGAAATAACAAGACAGGAGATGATGGATAAGCTCACCAGATATGGTTGCTTAGGTATTTGCGATATGTGTAACAGACCTACGTCCGTGGGCTATTATGTAGCGGTAATCAATCAATGGATGTGCGAGGACTGTTATAATGATTTCATCAAATCATTTAACAGGTATGAGGAGGATATGAGAATAGAGAACAGAAATTTTGATAGATTCTGCAATCTATTTAATGTTGAGATAGAAGAAAAGGTATGAAAGAACTGTCTTTAGCCCAGAAAGCTATGTTAAACGGATCCGTATGCCCGTATTGCAAGATCCCATCCACTATGATAAATACGGTAGAGGGGAAGCAAGTTGGGTGCGAGAAGTGTGGGGCTTGGATGAGATCCGATCCTTTCGGGAAGCCTATGGGGAGGCTGGCTAGGCCGGATCTTCTTAGGAGTATGGATATGGTAATGACTGAGATTAATATATTTGCGTATAGGACAAAACGGGATGTACAGGATATTTACAAAAGCCTATCTGGTGAATTGGATATACCAATAGAACATGTATCCCCATATAAGATGTCTTTGCCATCACTACTTAATACCATGAGATATATTGAAAAGTATGGCGATAATCATATACGGATATATGATAGAACCATGGTAAAGAAGGCTTGCCCTAGGCACGGAGCGGTGGCGATCGGGAGCAACGCCTGCCACGGATGTCCGGAGTTCCTGTTCCATGTGGTAAACGACACGACCGATACGGTGGTGTGTGATATGGATATGAGTTATGGAGATCGCAAGAAGGATAAATATGAGCATTAGAGCTAATGATAATGGAACATTTGAGTATCGAATCAAATTGGATACCTTTAATAAAATGAATAATACATGTAAAATGAAGAAAGTTTATTTTGTTCACAAACCAACAGGTTTTTATGTTGGGGGCAATGTAAGTAGCGTAGAAGCTACAGTTTATAATAAAATGGTTAATATGGGGATGAGTAGCGAATTAGCCGATAAACTTAAAAAGGTAATAGGTACATTCCCTTGCACATGGGAGATACCAGATGAATTTGCGTCTGATCCATATTCGTATATGATTAAGCGTCTGGGATTGGAATATCCATCTTTTTTAAAGGAAGAGGATTTGGATATACAAGAGAATATAGATTTTGATGATGAGGAGGACGAAGAGGATGGGGAGATCGACTGAATATTACAGGACACATCCGGAAGCCAGAAAGAAGAAGGCTGAGACGGATAAGAAGATCAACGCCAGACCTGAGCAGAAAGCCAAGAGACGGGAGTTGGGTCGTAAGAATTACAAGACCGATAAGCTGAAGGGGAAGGCTTATCGGAAAGGGAAGGACCTATGCCATACGGCTAAGGGGTTAAGATATAAATCAAGATCAGCTAACAGAGGATCTAAATCCGATACGGCTGGCGATAGAAACGCACGAGGATGAACGATAATAGGATATGGAAGACGTCCAAGGAAATTATCATGGACGCCTATGAGAGGATAATGAAATATCAGTCGGGAGAACTTCTCCCGGCTCGTACTGGATACCCTTATCTAGACAAAGCTTTGCTGGGGGGATTTTACCCTCAACATGCGATAGCCATAGGAGCTAGACCAGGGGTTGGAAAATCCTATTTGGCGCAAAAGATCATGAACAATGTGATGAATGTCAACATCAATCCACAAGCAGATGATTATGTATGGTTAAGATGTGAGTTCGAGATGAATCCGGAAGACCTGGTATTACGTTCACTATCAAAAAAAATGAACAAAGACATAGAAGATATCCTCCTTCGTAAAATGAATGAAGAGGAGATGCTAGAAATGCAAAAATGTCTTAAACAAGAAAATTCAAACAGAATAACGTATATACCCATACCTACAACAGTTGATGAGCTTAAAGATTTTCTATGGAATGTATATATGCCGGCGAATAAGGATAAGAAAATTGTATTTGTATCCATAGACCATACAGCTCTTATACAAGGTTTGGGTGATGCCAAGAGGAATATAGATAGTTTGATGAATATGTGTAATATAGCCAAAAGAACGTTCCCAAACATCTTCTTCCTTATCGTATCGCAACTTAATCGAGAGATAGAGGGCAGACGTGATCCGAAGGATCATATGCCAAGGCAGTCTGATTTCTATCAGTCTGACTCATTGGGGCAGCTGTGTACGGCTATGGTAGTGTTGAATATCCCAAGGAGATACGGGTACTCCTCATACATGCAATTTCCGCAAGGATGGTATCCTAATCTGGAACGTTTCAAGAGCGAGTCAAGACGATCCTTCCGTGTGGATGGATTATTGTTCCATCATATCGTAAAGGTCCGTCAAAGATCATTGGAGGAGATTGACGCTATACATGTAGATATCATGAAAGGATATGAGCGATATTATCCTGATGGAGGGGTGGTGCGCCAAGAAAGACCGGGAGGCTCGGATGCCCCCGTGGGTAGCGGCAAGCCGGACACGACCGTAGTGACGCTTCCGCCCCCACCTCCCGGTGTTCCATTGGAGCAACAATATATACCGCCCAGTGATGATTTCAATGTAGTACATGACGAAACACCTTATTGACATGAGATTGAGACATAATTACTTGCTTGTAGTGATAAAGGTGCTGGAAATGTTCTTGAAGACCGTATTGTCGGTTGAGGATAAGATGGGGATAAAGGAAATTATATCCTCGTTAAAGGAAATGGCTAAATACAGCATCAGATATATCATAAATCGGGAACGGGAAAAGGAGATCATGAGTATCTGTGATGAGGTATCCAATAAAGTACAGGAGTATAAAAGGATAAATGACAACTCAATGATATTGGAATTGGAGAACCTAAAAAGGGAAGTTGTGGCGGTGGAGGATCTTCTTAGCTCATACAAGGGGGTTCTTGACGCCGAACTGGTGATAGCCGAGGATGATATCAGAATCATACGGGACAAGATCGCTATAAGCCTGAGGGAGGACGGAACATGTAAGAGCATGACTGATGCTGATAAAAGGGCTAGGGTGGACGTAAGATACGAGAGGGCGTTAGAGGATTATCGAATCCTTCTAAGATGCGCCAATACGGTTAGGGCTAAGATGTCGGTTGTAGGGCATCTTAACCAATCTATAAATCAATCTATATCAGTTGGTAGAGTTGGTATGGCTAATGAATCTTATACGGTAAAACAGTATGAAAAAGGGAAAGAGATTATCGAAAGCAGACGCCCTTAGGGTGTTGAGAAGGGCTTACAATCTAATAAAGAATGATAATTATGCATTTATGTGCATAGCAATAGAAAAGGCAGCGGTTGAATTATCACTTGCTGAAAGATCATGTGTGGCGTGTTATCTTATACCAGAACTGAAGATGTTCAAACCTGTAAACAGAAAAAATGGAGATTTTTGGTTTCATTCATCAAAGAAAAACATAAGGTTACATATAATAGATACGCTAATAGATATATATAACGGAAATGATCATCCCGATATAGTCGAGAGGGTAGCCAGAAAGATAAGGTCAATATTTTAACTCATTAGTTTATGTATATAAATTTTGAACAGATGATGACATCAGGGTTAACGATGTCTGATGTCGGGTATCTTTTGATGATCCGGCAGAAAGAGGAGATGGCTAGCGTCATTCCAAAGGAGAAAATAGATAGTTATAAAGCATCTGGTTATATCGAGCTTCAGAAGAATGGGAAGTGGAAGATAACGCCAAGGGGAGGGTCGCTGCTGATGCTGATAGAGACACCCGGACTGACACCGGAGGTCGAGGGGATCCGGGACCGTATCGTTGGGGTATATAACGATATGGGTAAGGATACAGGAGCTATCAAGGAGGTAGAGAAACGGCTCGTATGGTTCGTGGCTAATACCAACTTCAAGGAAGAACCTATAGTAAGAGCCGTAATATCCCACATAGATCTTAAACGTGAGTATACGATGAGATTGGATAACTTGATCTGGAAACCATCAAATGTGTATAGCGTGCATATGAGTTTATCGGAATCAACGTTATTCGATACGATCATAAAAATGTATGGCATGACGTCTGACTTGTATCTTAGGGAGAACAAGGACAAGGAGCTGGCATGGTTGTTCGCCATAAGCCGGCTTCCGGATCCCCCAAAGAGAATGGATAAGGAATACGCTATCACAGGCGATGTTAAGATGGATATCGAAAGGATATCGGATATAAAAAAAGAATTAGGTAGAAGATTGAAAATGTCAATTTAACATGGAAAGAAAAGAAATTGAAAAAGTAGTCAAGGAAGTGATCTTTGAGAAGATGGGTGAATTTACGGGTTTTAATCATGCTGCCGAGATCGATAACGAGGATGGGCTAGCGACTGACATGGCTATGGATTCCTTTGACTACGCAGAGGTGGTGATGGAAATAGAGAAAAGGATGGGTATATCTATACCTGATGAGACACTAAACATCAAACCTTATACTAAACTTACGGTAGGGGAATTTATGGATATATTATATAATTATCTAAATAATCATGGAGAGAGATAAAATATTGAAACTAGCCAGAAAAGAGATATTTGAAAAAATGCATAAGTTCAATTACATTAATAATATAGAGGTAATTGATGATGTAAAAGAAGATAGTAATTTATCATCTGATCTGGCTATGGATCCATTTGATTTATTAGAGGTGTTGATGGATATTGAAGAGAAGATTGGTATAAGGATATCGGATGATGTCTTCGGTGATAAACCTGTTGATGAACTAACTGTAGGGATTTTTGCGGATATGTTGTATGATTGGTTTAAGAGTAAGTGATGGACTTTGGATATGATGATTGGGAAGAGGGGTTAGAAACCCCTCTTGTCGATGATTGTGATGACGATCATGAGGAGGAAGAATATGATTTCAGTTAAGGAGTTAAGGCCGGGCAATCTTGTAAAAGACAAAGCTGGCGATATATGGAGAGTAGGGTGCGTTACCGGTATGCGTAATGAAAGTGGATCATTAATCCTTGAACGTGAGGTTGATGATGGGATAATGAAATGGTATTCAGGGGAAGATGATATCATGCCTATTGAGATAGACGATAACCTTCTTGACGCTATCGGTTTCAAGAGTGACAAGAATAGGGACGTATATCGTGGACACGGGATGACCATGGAGGTTTTTGGCGACGAGTATTATCTCGGACTTAGGGATATGGAGGATGACCTGAGCGAGCTTATCCAGATAAGGTATTTGCATAACCTACAGAATATTTCGATGGATTTATATGAGCGTGACATAAATACGGAGAGGCTTTATGATCGTTCCGGAGAATAACTTATTATGTAAGGTTATAAACGGAGAGAAGGTTCTCGCCGCCTCTTACTCGCAGATAGACACGTTCATCCAGTGCCCATATAAATGGTATAAGACTTACGTGGAGGGTCACAGATCCACGGAAAAGCACGAAGCTACGTCATATGGTACGGTTATCCACCAGACAATGGAGTATTTCTTCAAGAACGGATGCAGACCTTCTTATGAGGATATGAGTAAGGCTTTCAATTACTACGCCGATATAGAACAGATCCCTTTTGATAGCGTAAAATCCCAGATCGAGTCTATGCAACATGCGGCTAGGCTAATAAGATGGATTGTGGGGTTGTTTGAGAAGGATGCTGCTGGCAATTATAAGAAGGCATGGTCTGATCTTACGCCAATGGAGAAGGTGGTCCGGGGGTCGAGACCGGCCGGCGTGGAGGAGAGCTTCGTCCTGCCCTATAAGCTACCCAAGCCACTTACCTTGGATGGCGTGACGTACGATAAGGTACATATCATAGGATCGGTGGACTGGCGTGGAGAGTATAAGACAAAGGACAGGATAGCCATGTATACGATAGACTGGAAGTCCGGGAGAAAGTTATTCGATGAAGACAAGCTGCTTCATAATCTCCAGCATCCGATATACGCCTTCTACATACTGAGAAAGTACAAGGTATTGCCGGATATGTGCAGCTATTTCTTTACCCGCATGCTGGACAATCAGAACGTGAAGGTAGATAAGGAGAAAGTAGAGAGATCTGTCAAGGAACTTAACGATATTCTCCTTGACATGTATGATTTCGAGACAAATAAAATAGATAGCTATCAAGCTCACGTTTGGGACGATGCCAAACAAGGGTATAAGTACGAGAAGCGCTACCTCATGGGACGCCAGCCGGCCTGCCTTGAACCCCGCCCCAAGCCCTTGTGTTTTTGGTGCGATTTCTCGATCCACAAACAAGGGACATGCAGGTACTCATCGGATTGGGATGAGTCAAAAAGAAAGAATAAAAAAGATTAACTTTATTAAAAAGCCTAGGTAAATATCTAGGCTTTAATTATATTTGTGTCAATAAATAAATGATTATGGATAAAAACGAAAGAGAAAAACAGGTATTGGATCTTCTGATGTCTAGAAAGGATATTAGGAAATTGGTAGAGAAATCAAATGAATGTTATTCTAAAATGGATTTCGTTGGCGCCATGAAATGCCGGCAGGAGATAAAGGATATCGTAGACCGGGAATCGAAGATCATGTTGACAAAAAGCGAGTCTTTGGTGAGTTTGATGAACAACGCTGATAATGAATATAAATTCAATATGCTGGTATGGCTACATTCCATGATGTGTATGGCAGATGTGTTTAACGGGATATTGGAGGATTTCAAGGATGGGGTAAGGAAAGCCAATGGCAACTCTAAGTTCGTTAAATTCGATAATCTGGATCGGTTGATGACGGAATGCAAGAAGGAGATTGATTACCTAATGAAAGGTACAAGTAAATCGTTTCAGATATCTTTCGCCGTAAGAAGCGATGAGTTAAGGGAGATGATAGAGAATATGGTTGGAGACAATATCCGAGAAGGGTATGACATATTCAAGGAAGAGGCTAAGATGACCAAAGAGACAGACAGGAGCAAGATAGAGGAATTTAATAAAAGGCTGGACCATGAGTAAATTTGATGTAAAGATAGGTGATATAGTTCATACCCAGATAGGGATAGGAGAGGTGATAGCCATAAGCAAGACCAAAAAGACTTTGATGGTAAAAATGGACGATGGCCGGGAATGTGCGATAAGACTAGAGTACGTGAAAGACGTTTTTGATAACTACAGAGATGACATATAAATTAAGGCCATATCAAGAGGAGTGTGTTAAAAGTATCTCCGATTACATAAACTCTGATAGACATGATCCGGTATTGATCATAGGTCCTGTAGGTTGCGGTAAGTCACTTCTGATAGCAGAAGCGGCTAGATTGATGGGAGATAAGACGCTGATTTTACAACCATCAAAAGAATTGCTGCAACAGAACCACGACAAGATAACGTCGTATGGCATACCGGCTACCATCTACTCCGCTTCCTGTGGCAAGAAAGAGCTATCTAACATGATATATGCCACGTTAGGATCTATCAAGAAAGTTGTTGGTCAGCTTAAGGAGATGGGAATCAGAAACGTATTGATAGATGAGGCTCATGCCGGATACAGTCCTGAGGATGGCAGTGAGTTTATGACATTCATGAATGAGCTGAAGCCGAGAAAGGTGATAGGGTTTACAGCCACGCCATGTAGACTTAAAAACATGTCGATAGGACAGACATCATATTCCCAACTTAATTTCATCACTCGTATGAGACCGGTATATTTCAAGAACCTGATTCACGTGATACAGGTAGAGGAGATGATAAGGCAAGGATTTTGGACACCTCTTAAATATGAGACATGGGATTTCAATGGAGATGCCCTTAAACTCAATTCTAACGGCTCCGAATATACAGCTGAGTCTATTAGTGAGGCGGTGAGAAAAAATGGCTTAAACAACCTTATTTTACGCCGATTGATGATATTAAAGAATAGCTGTAAGTCTATATTGGTATTTATGGATTCTGTTGAGAGCTGCAATACGGCGGCGAGATGGATGAATGATCATATCCGCTCCGGTATCGCCGATGTGGTTCATGGTGGTACGCCAAAGAAGCAGCGGGAGGCTATAGTCGAGAGGTTCAAGTCAGGTGGGACGCAGGTGGTGTTCAACTATTCCGCCCTCGGAACCGGATTCGATCATCCCGGACTGGACTGCGTGGTATTCGGCAGACCTACGTTCTCGTTCTCTACATGGTACCAAGCCATTGGTAGAGCCGTGAGAATCAAGGATGGAAAGGATAGTGCGATGGTGGTTGACTGCTGCGATAACTCTTCGAGATTCGGCGATATACGGGGTCTTAGCATAGAGAACTACAAGGGATATGGATGGGGGATGTTTATCGGCGATAAACTAATCACTAATATCCCAATGGGAGATAAGGTAACGAAAACGGATCTGGATATCAAAGCCGCCAAAAAAGACCGAAGGAGAGGGCTGGCGCAGGGCATTACCGCCTCCCCTGTACCCGGGAGGCCGGATCATCCCCTTGGCTCTACGGTAATGACATTCGGGAAATATTGTGGATGGATGCTGCATTCGATCCCAGTATCGTACTTCAAATTCATAAACGAGACATTTGATTGGGATAATGGTCGAAACAAGGAGATAAAAGAGTACATAGATTTTTTAATCAAAAACAACAGATTATGACAGGATGTATATATCATGAGGCTGATCTTGACGGAGTAATGTCAGCGGCTATAGTAAAAAAGTATTTCAAAGGGGAAGACATTGATCTTCTTCCTTACAATTACGGCAAGGAAATACCTGACGTGAATAAATATGATAAGGTGTTTGTAGTTGACGTGTCATTTGGAAACAGAACAAGATTCCTTTTCGATGAGTGGAAGGATAAAGGTACAGATGTCATATGGATAGACCATCATAAGACAGCCATAGACGATATGAGGGATTACGAGGTAAAGGGCAAGAGGTGTATAGGGACGGCGGCCTGTGAGCTTACGTGGGAATATCTTTTCGATGACATCAAAACTCCTAATGTGGTAGAATTATTGAGTGCTTATGATGTATGGGATCACGACCGGTTCGAGTGGAGTGACGTTCTTTCATTCCAATATGGGATGAGAGGATATTGTGGTCTTGACGTGGATATGGCGGCAAGTGTCATGGACGGCGATCATGACTTCATATATGACATGATAAGGAACGGGGAGGCGATACTGGAGTATATCGTTGAGAAAAACAGAGGAGAGATGAAGATGTTCTCATTCGAGGCAGATATATTTGGATACAAGGCGATATGTATGAATACTACGGAGTTTAACTCTACTACATTTGAATCTATGTATAACCCTAAGAGACATGATCTGATGATGCCATTTTGCTGGAACGGAAGATTCTTTAGATGTTCATTCTATACCACCAAAGAGGAGGTGGATGTCTCGGCGCTGGCACATAAAGCCTATCCCGGGGGAGGAGGTCATAAGGCGGCGGCAGGCTTCCAGCTTAGCGCAGAGGATATGATGGAGTTTTTGAAAACAAAGAAAATGTTATGATTGGACTAGGATCTACCTTTATAATAATGGCGTGTTCTATCTATTTGATAGTAGAAGGAAATGAAAAGAATGATTCGACTAAATTTTATGGAGGGATAATAGCAGCGATCTTATCTATCTTTTTGATGTGTTTAGTAATACAAAATATAAAAAATACAGAAAATATGGGGAAAATATACAAATTCAAGAGACTTAACGAAATGAAGCTAGACGATTACGGCTTCGGTTTGTTCGAGTACAATGGAGCCCTTTATTTCAAGGAAGCGGAAGGAGAGAAATGCTTCGACGTAAGAAGCGGGAATGAGGTTATTATCGGGAAAGATAAAATTGTAACGGCCTTGGAGGATTGATCATGAGAAAACTTGACGACACCAACAGGACAAGGAAGAGGAGCGTACGGCACTCGTGGGTAAAGGCAGGCCCGGGGATCCAACGCTGCGCTATTTGCGGGATTACGAAGCAAAGCGAGTGGAGGGACGGGAAGACCTCGCATTGCGTATATCTATCATCTGGTGAGCTTTATTCCATAACAGGTGAGACACCAGAATGCAGGGATCTTAGCGAATTTTATTAATCTAAAACATGAAAATATGACATGGTATGATACTTACGAGGAAATAAAGACCAAATATCCGGATACTGTTTTTGAGGAATATTGGTTAACGAAAGATGATGCTGATAAACTAAGGAATCATGAATCAGTTAAAAAGGGATGGGCTACAATTGAAAATAATCCTGATACAAGCGGTTTTATTATATCTAGTGACAAATGTGTTATCAATGGCTTTAAAGCAGAAAAGAATGATGGGGATGAGCGAAGCATATTGCTGCATATTGGAATACTGTCTCCTTTTAATGATGATCCAGTAATAATAATAAAGCAAAAAGGAATTTAAGATGAAAGAAGAATTTAGCAAATACGACAAGGTTGTTTATGACGGTGAGGTATTTGAGGTACTTGAAACCGCCGATCGTACAGGAATGATGAAATTATGCCCATTATTTAAAGCATCATATGAATATGCTTGGGCTGACGAGGAAATGGTTGTATCATTAAACAGGGCTATTAAATTAAGGATTATTGATGAGGAAACGGTCGATAATCTTACGGATTATAGCCCTATCGGCGAGGGTCTATGTAATACCAATGAGTGGGAAACGACAGACGCACCGTTCGTCGGGAAGGACGGCAGCGGGAAGAACGACCGGGTCGACGGCAAACTCCGGTGGGACCTCCTTCCTTTGGCTGAGATAGAAGACATCGTGAGGGTATATACAGAAGGTGCCAAGAAGTATGCTGATAACTCATGGCAAGATATACCTGATGGGTTCAATCGTTATCTAGGTGCACTCATGAGACACTTGGTCGCTTATACGAAAGGGGAGAGATATGATAAGGAGGGATTCATGCATCTATCCGCCGTATGCTGGAACGCTATAGCATTATTATATTACGATAAACATAACAAAGGGCTTATAGAATGGAAGAGTCAGGAGAAAGAGTAGTAGATGAGAGATTAAGAGCTATTAATAAAAAAACCGGTAAATACGTTGATTTAATCAAGCGCACTATTTATGATGATACTCCATTTCCGATAGTTAAGTATCTCAATTATAGTTATGATGAATTGAATTATGATTATGTAAGGTATCTGAATTTTAATGTAGACATAAATTGGGAGCAGCGTAGATATCAAATTGTTAAGGATTTATTATCTAACGATTTCGATGGAAGGAAGATGGGTATAGATGAGGTAGATAATGCTATATTTACTGCTGATTTAATTATTAACAGATTAAAAACTATTTAAAAATGGTAAGAATTGATTTTTTCACGAAGAAAGACGCTGAGTACAGCGATTACATGCGATATATTATCGCCAACACATTACAGGAGTATGAGGGTGAGGTCACGTTAAACCAGATCCCGGAGAACAAAGCCACGGAGGAGGAAATATCCAAGTACGGTATAGAGGTATATCCTACTATCATCGTCAGTGGAGATAACATGGATGGCTTTAATAAACTTGAAGGGATGGCCAGAAAAGCTGATCTTATTAACGTCATGTCGTTATACGACAAGAAATAGGCTTATGACGATAAGGGATAAATATTTTGGTTGGAAAGATATATTCTTTGACAGGTTCGTGCATTGTTGTAATGAAAAAAGTGACCAACCACAAGGAAGTAATATACCTCTAGCCAAAATAAACTTCGATAACAAGACAGGATATGTGGAGGACGGGACTATTAATATAGCCGAGCTTCTTCAATATCTTTGGATAAATAATAAGGTCTATGGGTGTGAATATGCGCCCATAGATATATCTTCTGCCTTGCAAACATTGATCAGATTGACCGAGAACGCTAAACATATGTTTGAGGATCAACCGGGTGTATATGACATGATCCCATATAGAGGTTTTTTTCTTAGAGATGATTTTTTATCCGGGAAAGATTATTCACTTGATTTGGATAAAATAGTGAGCGGGATGGGAGGATGGTATGGCGAGGATGAGGATCCTTGTTATTCGATGTTCGTCAGCCAAGACCAGATATGGAACTTGAACCCGATATTGAAGGTATTAGCTGATGAAGGGTCTATTCTAGCCAAAGAACTTGGATATGATATAAACTCATATGTCAGCGATAATGGATACACGATATACAACCCATACCTTTCATGGATCAATCATTACTATCATTATTGTCCAACATTTAACGAGGATAAATTAAAGCCTTGGGATAGGGTAGAGGATAGGGAAAATAAGTTCAAGATGACGGATAAGGTTAAGAGAGGCGCCAATAACTGGTACTATTCAGGCGGAACTATATCTTGCGTAGATAGCTTCTTGGGGAAGAAATACAGGAAGAATCTCCGAACCTTTATCTATCGTGGAATAGTATTCTTCCTTGACCGGATATGGCATACGCCTTTATTTGAGAAGATGGGTGTGAAAATGAAATACAACGCTTATTATTGTTATGCCGCTACCTCCGGTATTTGGTACAATAAAGGATTCAAGAAAAGGCTAGCCAAGAGATTTAACGAGTCTTTACGTGGCGGAGGGGATCTGTTCGGGGCTAACCTAGCCTGCATGGTCTGTGACCATAAGGATATCGATTGGGAAGCGCTTCGTCTTTGGCTTGACAAGTATGACGAGCCTAATGATAAGGGTATGGTGAATAGCCCTATCCAATTTATGTATTTATATTTATATTACTATTTTAACAAATAACTTGAAATGAAGAAGATAAATGACTGGGTTATAAGAACATTTGGGCTGAGAGGTTCATGGAGCTGGGCTAAGAAGCAGATGTTAAATGGAGCGATCATTAAACGTAAGGCCACTATAGGGACATATAAAATAGCCATTGATAATGACAAGAATAGGTTACTTGTAGCTACATGGGATCATCTAGATCAAAGTCCTGTATGGGAAAGGTGTCCGCATAGTTTATTAGATGAAGATGCGGTTGATTATTTTGTCACAGCTCATAAGGGATTATCATATGGAGGCATAAAGATTAGGATAAAAGATAAATCAGCAAAGTAGAAGAATATGAGAAGAAGGATGATAGGCGGTCAAACCGTTTCAAACGGTATATATATCTTACACACCAATGGCAAGTTATATACTCGTGATAAATGGAATTATTCGTGGAGAAACGACGCCGTAGGAGTGGCGTTGATAAGCGACAACAGCAGCTTCGTTATTTCAGGTATTGAGCTTAAGAATCGAAGCTGGTCTAATACGACTGGATTGATCCAGGGAGTAACTACGATAACATCAAGTAATGAAGCCAAAAAAGATTTTAATGGATTTCAAAACACACAAAGTATCGCGGAATATACGCATGCTAGTGCCGCTTATGAATGCACTGTTACTCAATTCAAGAATGGACAAATGGGGTATTTAGCATCAGTGGGAGAATGGATGGAGATCATAAATAATTTAGATGAGATTAATAGATGCATGTCTCTTATCGATGGATTGGATATAGACGAAGGCACTACAAGTTATTGGACTAGCACCCAATATAATTCCGAGAAAGCATGGCTAATGACTTATAACGGGAATGAGTTTTATCCAAATGACGAGAGAAAGATCGTTTCCTTCTATGCTATTAGAGTAATATCGCAATTAAGGTAATTTTATACCTAAACGATAAATAATATGAAAGTATTATCATTATTTGACGGGATATCATGTGGATATCTAGCGTTGCAAAGAGCCGGCATACCTATAGATGCTTATTACGCCTCGGAGATAGATAACACATGCATAAAAGTAAGCCAAAAACATTTTCCTAATATCATCCGGTTAGGAGATGTTAATAACTGGAGAATATGGGATATTTCTTGGAAAGACATAGATCTGGTCATGGGAGGGTTCTGTTGCCAGAGCTTCTCTAGCTCAGGTAAGGGTAAGGGGTTTATGGACGCTCGTGGGAGGCTTTTCTTTTGTTTCTCGGACATTGTAAAGCATTTAAAGAAGGAGACCAAAGGTAAGATCCTGTTCTTGGGCGAGAACGTCCGGATGCGGGACGAGCATCGCTGGGTGATTACCGAGGAGCTTGGCGTGGAGCCGGTGGAGATCGATAGCGCCTTGGTCTCGGCGCAGACCCGGCATCGCCTTTATTGGTGTAATTGGCCAGTAGAAATGCCGAAAGACAAGCATATATCATTGGATGATATTCTAGAGCATGACAAGGGTTGGAATCCGGGAGCCATAAGAGGAAGATATATAGGGACCATTGTCGGTAGAAGGATAGGAGAGGACGGGTATCGAAAGGATTGTGACAAGGACATAAAAATAACGCAATGTCTGGAGATAAGAAAAGATAAGAATACAACTCCCATCAAGAAAAGTAATTGCCTGACAACAGTCATGAAAGATAACGTGATCTCATCACTACCTCCCGGAAGATATCCTAATGCCTTTGACATGAAAGACAAATTCAGATACCTGACCCCGGTGGAGATGTGTAGGCTACAGACATTGCCGGATGATTACCTTGACGGGATAGCCCCGAATACGGCCATGTCTTTAGCGGGTAACGGATGGACAGTGGATGTGATAGCCCATTTGCTAAGAGGCATAGAGCGTAGGTAGAATTTAAAACACGATCACAGCGATATGGTTATAAACAAAACATGGTCGATGCCGAATAAAGAGACATTCAGCATAAAACCGATAAGAGAACTTATAGATAAATATCGAGAAGAGGGGATGGTTATAGTGGATCCATTCGCCAGAAACAGCGATATAGGGACGATAACCAACGATCTTGATCCTGAGACTAAGGCTATGTATCATAAAGACGCCACGGACTTCTTGTGTCATCTTGATGATAATATAGCTGATATGGTATTATATGATCCACCATATTCTGCGAGACAGGTATCTGAGTCGTATAAAAGACTTGGAGGTGCTGTTGATATGCAAACAACGCAATCCAGCTACTGGGCTAGGCAGAAGAAGGAGATAGCTAGGATCACCAAGAAGGGCGGGGTGGTCATTACCTGCGCGTGGAACTCCGGCGGTATAGGGGCAGGGCTTGGTTTCGAGCAGCAGGAGATTCTTCTAGTGGCTCATGGGGGATGGCATAATGATACGATAGTTACAGTAGAAAGGAAAATGAAATTATGAAGGAAAGGATATTCACCACAAAAGAACAGGGGAGGATGCTGGTCGAGGCCGGCCTCCCTATCTCCACCGCCATCGGCTTCAGAGACAAGTATCTGGATCAATTACATTCTATGGAGGATAACGCTGGTCGTATAGGACTGATCGAGGCCGTTACCCCGGATATATCCAACCCGGTTTGGGATGTAGGGACGTTACTGAATTTACTCCCATATGAGATAGAGGGTTCTACATTCGAATGTTATAAGCTAGAACATGCATGGTCTGTAGCGTATAGAGATATAGACGAGATCCCTATATATTGGAGTAGCGAGAGACTTCTTATAGACACATTATTTTCACTGATAACAACATTATTAAAAAATGGATTATATGAGTATAAAACAAACAGCAAGAATAAGGTACAAAACGGAGGATAATCCTCCTATGGAAGGTGTTCCTCTTTTAGGATACAACAAAAAATATAGCTGTCCGTGGGAAGTAATGTACAAGAGAGGGGATAAGTACTACACCTGCATGAAGTATGATGCTGAATTTGAAACATATCCACCGGAAGAATATGAATATTTATATCCATGAAAATATGAAACAAGTAACAAGAATAAGATACAAAACGGGGGATAATCCGCCTATGGCCAATGTCCCTCTTATAGGATACAGCAAAAAATATGACTGTTGGGTAGCGTTAGTATACAGAAAAGGGGATAACTATTACACCAACATGGAGTGCGATGTTGAATATAAGACATCTCCTCCAGATGAATACGAATACGTATATCCGTGAGAACTAGAAGGGATATATTTATATTTAAGCATGATTAATATTATTTTAATATTATTCATGCTTTTATTTTTGTTTAAATCCTATCTTTGTATCAGTATTAAAAACCAGATTGTTATGAACAAATTAATCTTGAACGATATCCAAGACCTGTGGAGGTGGAGGGAGAAGATAAACATTGATGACTTCAAAGAGGATCCTATGGCTGAGGATATGCCATTATATTTCCCGTGCGCCGTCGTATGGCATGTGAATTGGGGTGAGCATGACGCTGATAATTATATATGTTATGGATTTGTTTATGTAGCAGAAATATTAGGGATATGAACATTAAAAAACAGATAATTCTTGACGATAAAGACTATGAGCGATTAGTGCACGATGCTAATCTCAGTAATGATGAGATAAAAAGCAAAATCGCCAGCGCTCTAACCACCGATATAGTGGTTAGTTTCGATTTCGATGTAAATAAAAAGGTTACGGGGCATACGAGGATCGAAAGCGCCACCTATAATCTAGGATGTAATGAATATGATAATATCGTAAGGGCTAGAGACAAGAATATTCACCATGCTGTTTATACAGCTATATATGATTATCTTGAGAAAATAAAGAGAGATAATAATGAGCTAAGCGCAAAAGATTGGATATTATTCACGTCTATAATCTTATCTGTTTTAGCGATGGGATTTGCAGGCGGATGGTTGGCATTTAATTGATTGAATTATGGGTAATTTAAAAGACATAAAACATGAATAAAAGAAAAATCAAAAAGAAACTCCATTTAAATAACAAAGGCATTGATGGGAAGATAGCTAATAATACGACATTTGATTTCGATTTCAATGTTGAAAAGAAGGAGAGCAATAAACTAAATACAGAAGATTGGGCGCTGTTATCACTTATGATTTTGTTTATTTTTGCGATGGGAGTTGTAAGTGGATGGTTGGCGTTTAATTGTTCAAATCATGGATAATTTAAAAGATATACAAAATATGACCAGTAAATTACTATTTTTCGATTTAGAGACAACCGGGGTTAAGTTCTGGAGAAACGGGATACACCAAATAGGAGGGATCGTGGATATCGACGGGCAGGAGGCCGAGAGGTTTGACATCCGCCTAGCCCCGAACCCTGCCGCCACGATAGAGCAAGAGGCACTGGACGTGGCCGGAGTTACCTTGGAGCAGGTGCAGTCGTATCAGCCTATGGAAGAAGGGTACAGGCAGTTAATTGGTATATTATCCAAATACGTGAATAAGTTCGATAAGAGGGATAAAATGTATTTAGTGGGGTATAACAACGCTGGATTCGATAACAACTTCCTACGGGCTTTATTCCAGCAATGTGGGGATAAGTATTTCGGATCATGGTTCTATCCTAACTGTATGGATGTATATGTTATGGTGACACCATTCCTGATGGGTGCAAGAAACGATATGGAGAACTTTAAGTTGATGACCGTGGCTAAGACCATGGGTATTGAGATTGATGAGAATAAACTCCATGACGCTACTTATGATATTGAGCTGACTAGGGATATATTTTATAAGATAATCAACAAAATGGATGTTAAGTTATGAGGGGAATTTTAGAGGCTATGCATGATTACCCGGATGAGGCGCTTGGGTTGTGTTTCTTTCTGATAGTGATTGTCTGGTTATTGTCAGGTGTATTTGAGAAAAAAGATGAATGATAAACTTGATGAGATACTGGATCTCCTAAGATCTCAAAATGAGATGATTAAGGATATTCACGATTATGTGAAAGAAGTTACCAGCGAGAAATATATAGGGGAGTCTAGGATGACCAGCTTCTCTATTAACTTGGCCGCTGATATACTTACCGAAGCCATTAGCCCTAAGATAAAGGAGATGATGGTGAATTTATTAAGGGAACAGGGATGGAAAACTGAATAGGATATGGGAACATATGAGAAGAAGGTAAATCAGTTAAAAGATTTGATGATAAGGAAATACAAATCAGCTTACGACAAGTCAAAGGGAATAGATATAGATATAAGCTCGATAATGTATCTCCCAGTACCAAATGAATTTAATGATATGGATATTGAGAATATGTATGTTATTCTCGATAAGATTAAAGATATTATAGATAACAACAGGGATAAGCTTAAGAACCCGACTTGCGGCACTTGCGTACATCTGCATGATAATGAATGGGCGAAAGGATATGGCAAGGTATGTTGTTCTATTTGGCAGGTGTGTGACCATTATATAAACCCTAACAGGAAACATAATAGGAAACAAACAACATACGTAAGGCGTCCAAGCAACAAAGCTTGTCCTAATTATGAGTATGGTGATGATAATTTTGAAAACAGAAGAAGATGTATAAAAGAAAAGAATACCCAATAAAGAGCTATGTGCCGATGCGCACCAACAAGGATAGGACGTGTGTCTGCTGTGGCGATACGATCCCAGCCGGCAGCAGCAGGATGATACCTAAGCATGCCAAGGCAAATCACGGTCTATGTTTCCCGTGCTTCAGGAAATGGAAAGATGTCGGAGGAGATCTTAAGCTTATGGACAACCCCGGAGATGCGAAGAAAGAGCATGTCATACATATGTCTAATATCCTGAAAGGGAATTGTGATATAATAAAAGGTCGAAAGCTTTACGTGGCTTTTAAAAAGGCGATAAACGGCGGAAAGAAGATCGTTATCAAATTTGACACTGATCAACCGATATCTATGTCAACAAGAGTCATGAATCCTTCATTCGGAGAGATTATGGATGAGTACGGCAAGGACATATTCCAAGGTAATCTCAAACTGGTAGATGTCCCAAAAGGAGTTAAAGACTTGATAGTTAACTATATAGAAAAATATCGTAAACTATGAACATAAGAACATTTATATGCATGATCTTGGCATTCAGAAGAATAGATCCTATACCTAAAAGCCTAGGATTTATGGTAAGTATAACATTATGGATGTCCATAGTATGTACAATATTTAACTTTACTGTATTGATAATAAAATTGATAAAATAGATAATATGAAACGAGGAGACGTGATATACAAGAATGGTATGGAACTGCTATGACAAAGATTAAAGCAAGTATTATTATCCTATCTCTTATCATGATAGGATGTAAAGATAAAAAAGAAGATAATGTTGATTATTATCCTAAAACTGTTTATGTAGATGATAGGGGTAATAAGGCAACCATGTTGAATGATTCTATTTTAATAGTATGCACATGCCTAGAGTATCCAGAGAAGTATAAAATGGAGGTAATTAATATAAAGAACAAATAGATGGTTATAAACAACAAGCAACTTTATAAAATAACATTGACAAGGGAGCAACTGATGTTGATCTCACAATGCGTGGAAGACATCAGTAGATTTGCGGCGGGTGACATGAATCTACAGCATACGACAAGTACATTGATAAATGATATGGATAGGACGGAATCGCTGGGGATAAGAAGCTTTATAGTCAATAACTCACGAGCGATAAGAAGAAGGTTGTTCCCAGATCTTGCGGATTTTGAGCATATAGGGTATGATGGAGGCAGTAAGGATAAGATAAACAGGAAGAGACTTATCGGCAACACCTACCAGATATATAGGTCGATATTACATCAGTTGGCCATTGACGAGAGCTGGAATAATGTGTATAGTGATATCACGTTACCTTCAGGTGATATGGGAGCAATTAAAGTGGAGAGGATCGACGATGATAAGAAGAATAATGATATTAGATAATTTACTATGAGCTTATTTGTGTGCGCTAAATGCGGTTGCGTTGATAATACCGCTACGTCTAGTTACTGGATGTTGACAAACGAGTATATGGTGGACAAATTCGAGTATGCCAAGGAACTACAGCCGTACAAGGGCATGGGGCTGTGCAGCGAATGCGGGAGGCTGGCTACCAGCCCAGACGGCCGTGATGTCGTGGTGCCCGGAAAATGGCACGGGAAGTTCCCGAAGGAGAAAGCTACCGAAGAGCAGTTAAAGAAAATAGGATATAAAAATTTGATAAGATGAATAAGACGAATAAGGTAAGAAAGGGAGAAGTTAGAATATACGGAGGAAAGACATACGTGGCTATTCCGGAGATAAAAGAAGATCATTGTGCAGGATGTTGTTTTTATAACGAGGGATGTTGTTCAATACGTGACTTTGATCATATCGATTTCCCTGATTGCCATAATAGCGGTATGATCTGGATGCAAAAAGAAATTAATATGAGCGATATCAAAGAAAAGGCTATCAAATTAGCCATAGATGCCATGAAGCCCATACCGATATGCTCATCACCATGCTACAATATAAGTGATAACAGATCGCCGGAGGAAAAGCATGAGGAGGAAATGAGGTTCTGTAAGGATCTCAACGACCTTAGATGTGAGATGCTTATTGATATGGCTAAGAAAATAGAGGAGTATTTATCATAAGAGGTGATATGAAAAAAATAATAGGAATAGATTTCGATGGGACATGCGTGACAGACTTATACCCTTACGTAGGAGACAATATCGGAGCCGCTAGCGTATTGAGAAAATTGGCTGATAAGAATCTTCTGATATTATATACGGTAAGAGATGGTAAATATCTACAGGATGCCGTAGACTGGTTTAGATACAATCATATTGATCTGTATTCGGTAAACTACAATCCTGAGCCAGTATCATCATCACCAAAAGTGTATTGTGATTATTATATAGATGATAGGAATATCGGCACTCCACTTACGGATAAAGGATATGTGGATTGGGATAAGATGCTGGTGTTATTAAGACAAAATAATTTATTATAAGATAGGTAATTATATATCATTTAAATTTCGAATCATGAAAAAGTGTAAATTGTTAATAACAGATTTAGATGGGACACTGATTGAGACGGTATCAGGGGATACATTCCCTAAAGGTATATGGGATATGAAAATCAAACTCGACGTGTTTGAGGCTATCAAAAATTACGCTCCTGATGATATACTGATCATATCAAATCAAGGAGGCATAGAAAAAGGATTCGTAGACAGAGAGATGTTTGAGTATAAATTCGATTACATATCAAACGCCTTGGAAGATTACACGGATATATCCGTAAGCGCTTATTACTGTGACAGCAATAATAAGCGCAATGCCAATAGGAAGCCAAATACAGGGATGATAAAGCAGTATATGGATTTCGTAGAATACATGAACGATGATGAAGATGAGGAAGAAAAGATCGTATATGATACTATCTTGATGATTGGGGACGCTTCCGGAAAAGAAGGGCAGTTATCCGACTCCGATAAGAAGACGGCGGGAAACTTCGGGTGTGAGTATATGGATGTGGATGATTTTGTGGATAAATATAAAGACTGATAACGAAAATAAGAAGGATAGGGTGATGATCTCCTATCCTTCTATTATTATGTAAATCCATTTTTGGATTACATTAAGCATCAATAGTATAACTATTTATTTATACTCATCTTTCTTTCCTTGTTATCAAACATTCCATGCAAAATACAGTTATCATATATACAATTGTTGATCTTCCCTCAGTAGGGTTTTTACCATTTTGGGTAAAAACTTTATAATCAATATCTTTAATGAACCTATTATCACCAGTAAGCGCTCTAATAGCCTTGCCTTTATCGGAATGATTGCAGTGAGGGGCAATTAATTGCCACTCACTGATCTGCATCATATCGTGAACCGACCATATTTCTCAAAAACGCTCCTTTTCTTTCTTGACAATTCTTCCAGTTTAACAAATCCCTTTAATGTTATCATAACAGTCACGGCCTTAGCCTCCCAATATTCATCACCGGGATCAGACCCATATGTAACTAATCCATAATTACGAGCGGACTGATATGCTTCTATCCTACCTCTCTCATTCCTAAAAACATATTTTAATTCCTGTAATAACGGATACATGTTCTTAATCCCGATATAATAGCCAAATTGCTCAAAATACTTTGATGATTCACGGATAAGGACACCCTCTCTTGGAATAGACCTTTTAAACATGTCAATTACCGGTTCATTCTCCTTTATAGTATCTATAGCTGTATTTAATTCAGCTTGAACCATCCTCTTCTCTTTCTCAATCTTTTCCTTAGCCTCCAAAGCTAATCTAACTTCCTTCTCGGCTTTCATCCTAGCCTCATACTCATCAGCCCATGCTCTTGCCGCTTCTGGAGGATTATTAAAATTTGGCAACTTTACCAAGCCTGTAGTAAGAAGTTCCTTTATTTTAGAATTACACCAAACCTTAAATTTAACATCAAGCCATTGGGCGAAATCTATAGCCACATCCTCATACAACCATGTTCCTCCTCCGTTTTCAGAGCTTCCTCTCATTTTTATAACTAATTGATCCTCAGATATGTGTGTCTGGCTCACAATTGTACTAACTAATTCATTTACATACATTTGCCTTAAATAGTCGACAGGTCTCTTATTATATGGGCGAGCCATATCAGTGGCATTAATAAGAATACCATAACTGGTCTTAATAAAAGCTACATTATTTCCATTGTAATTAAAAATGGTAGACAATCCCATTTCGTTGGATTCAGACGTCAAAATTCCGCTACTATCCTTCACAGAATCTTGATAAATGCTTACATTTGCATTCATAGTTGATAATTATTTATTCCCATCCGTCCGGGATGGATAGGTGGGAATACAAAAATAGCCAATCTGATTGTTTTAAGCAATCTGCTGGCTATTTTTTTTCTTGTCATACTATATCAGCTATCTTCCTCTATCAAAATACCAATTAGCGTCCTCCCCGGACTCATCCTTATCCCTACCTCCTAAGAAGAATCCCATCGTCATGCCGTTGGTCATCAACCAGTAGTCGGATGTCTGTTTGATATCCCTAGCCGTCTTGATATTATACCATTGCTTACCAAACGAGAACTTCATGAGCTGCCTCCATAGCTTACTCTCGCCCTTATACACGCCGGTCTGGACGGTAGCGAACGGATCCCAGTTTCGAGGATCGGTGAGATCACCTAACTTTCGGGCGGTAACCAGAGGATCCTGCAGCATGTCTATAGCGTTAAGCTCCATGAACGGTGATGTCTGGGAAGCGATCTCATTGATCGTCCTGAATCCTATATAGGTAATGAACTGTCCGAACCAGCTATCCTCATTATCCTCCCTATATCCCATCAACGCCCGTCCTATGGCTATCATGGTAGCGAATACCGCCATATTGATAAGCGATCGCTTGATATTGGTCTGCTCATAAGGATTAAGACTATGATATTCTTTCAGCACGTCATGTATTTCCTTCATCCTGCCTTCTGACATCATATTATAGATATCTCCGGCGAATCTCCATAACGTTCTCATATATCCCTCCTCGAACTGGTTGGTCTGGAAATTGAAACCGGCTTTCTTATATGCCCGCTGCACGGCCAATATAAACCATCCACGATGAGGAAGCACCATATTAAGGATCGCGTTCCGGCTAGCCCCCACCCGGTTCTGCTCGTTCAGGGCGCCGTCGCATATCTGCACCATGCTCCTGACCCTACTGGACAAGGTGGGTATATATCGGTCTATAATATCCTTGTTAGCCTCGTTCTTAGCCACGATCTTTCCATCCTTAACATCTACCATGTTCCACATAGAATAATCCCTTAAACGCTCCCAATCACGTTTAGCCTCGTTAGCGGACATATTCCTGTCCTTCATCATCATCTCCTTGAAATTGGAGTATGACCAGAACTGACCCTCGTATAGGCGGGTATCATCCATGACCGAGATAATGACCTGCGGATCCAACGGGGAGTTAAGAACCTCCATCATCTTAAACGGCAGGTCCCGGAATAAGGTTCTCCAGATCTTGTTATACGCCGCCGATCGTACACGGTTGCGGACATTGAATACGCCTAGAGCCTCTCCAACGACATATAGCTTGTTGGTGCGGTTTATATCCCCGATCTCCGACACGTACGTACTTAACTGCTTCTGGGCTTCCCTATAGGCGTATTTCATGGAGTCCTTGCTTATGTACTGTCCTACCATACCTTCCAAAAGGAAGTTGGCCTGCCCGGTAAGGGCACCGGTAGCCGCCACGAACGGGGAGAAGCCTAAGTTGGATTTGGACACAAATTTGGTGAACATAAGAGCCAGCTTATTAAGATCGACCTTATAATTGCCTATATTCCATTCAGTCCGCTTATTGTTTATCCTAACGTCATAGATACTGGCGTTAACCCAGTCCTGAAACATCCTGTAGGCATGAGTGGCTTCCGGATTCTTTCCCCCATCATATTGTGTCTCAAGCATCATATTCCTATATCCCATAACATCATCCAAAGCAGCTCTCTTATACTTATAGGATGCCGCCTGAAGGGATAGCATGGAATAGGAGTACGCGAAGTCATGGGATACGTCATCGGCATTCTCTAGCTTGCTCAGATAGTACTTGGGGATCATGCGATATTTGTTATCGTTCTCATCAAGCCCTCCTAAGTCTTGTCCTTGACCATGTATGGGATCATCAACCCTCTCGCCAACAATATCACGTACGGCGTTGCCGATGGCTGCCTTCGGGTCAACCCCGGCCTGCACCATCCTCTCAACTCCGCCCTTGGATATTTGTGGTATCTGGTAGATATTCCTGAAACGCTCATCATAATCCTCCATAGCCTTACGGCTTATGTTAAGCAATTCCTTCCTCATCTCCCACTTATCCTTGTTGATCGTGGCCTCCTCTCCTTCCTTGGTAATACCGTATTTTTTGAAGAAAGCCTCATTCTTGTACTTATCAAATCTAGGCGTATGATATCCATAACCTAGATCGGGATTATAATTAGGATTCCGGAAGGAACTCTCGAAATCAGCCTCTTCTAGCCACTGGTTATTGATCGACAAGTCAATCATATTAATATCGAAGCCGAAACGGGATACGCTCTCTTCCTTTGGTATACCATTTTCCATGGCATCAAAGAACTCGGATACCTTATACGTACCGTTATTTATCTTCCTAACGAAATCAGAATATCCCTTGGGAGAGTATTTCCTCATATAAGGATACAGTCGGGTTCTGGCGTACTCAATAAGTATACTATTAGCCTTACCCATAGCTATATCATTAGCCAGCTTATCACTGAAATCAGGACCGTATTTTTTTCTAAGGAACATTGTCTCCATGGATGTCCATGATGGGTTCTTCTGCGACAGCTTGGCGACCATCCTATCTACCTGACTCCGGGAGCGGGCGGACATATGTTCCTTGGCGAATTTAATCTCATCCATCCCCTTGTCGTATGTCACGGCGTCTCTTAGCGCGTTACGGTAGGAATCTGTAACGCCACTCTCCACCGTATCGGGCATATCCATCTCAATATCCTCAGCGGAAGCGGCGGCGTTAATAACGCTCTTAGCCTCGGCCAGACGGTCATATAGCTCGTTTATTTTCCTTAACGAGGCGGATCCACGCAACCTATCGAAATCATATTCCCCGTATCTCGTGCTATCACGGTACTGGATAAGCAAAGGTCTTAACTGGTCATTGATCTCATTTATTGTTGCCATCGCCTCCTCTACCTTCTCTATCCTTGATGATGATACAGATTGCTCCGTGATCTTATCAACCAGATTCTCGTAATAATCACCCTCCTCAGATCCCCACATATCCTTGGAGAAGCCAAGATGACCGCCAGCTAGCAGGAACTCGAACGCCGCCTTACCGCCCTCAGACCGCTCTATCCCACGCAGTATCTCCTTAAACTCGGCGGAAGCCTTGCGACCCTCGTTGGTATTCCCGAACTCCTCGGCCCATGCCTCATCCCAAGCCTTGATCTCCTCTGACATCATCAACGCCTCGGACCCCTCTTCCTTTGGCGTCCCGTCAGAATACCACTCGCTCTTGGCTATAGCCCTGTCACGAAGGATATCCAGATAAGATCTCCAAGCTATAGGGTCAGATTGGAAAGCGGCCCAATCAACCTTCTTGTTCTTAATGAACTTATCCATAGCAACATACCGGCTTCTACGGATACGGGTCATGAAATCGGACGTAGCTTGTGATACCCTACGGCCCAGTCTTTCCTCGACCTTCTTATTGACTTTCTCGATCTTATCGTAATAAGCCTGCACCATAGGTTTCTCACGATTCTCATCCAACCACCTATTTATCGTATCCAGATATCGTTGCTGATCCTCGAATGTCATGGCTGAGATATCGAAATTCTGGATACTTGGCTTGAATATATGATTGATCTCCTTTGTAATAGGCTTATCCCCATCATACCCTACGATATCATCACGAGTCTTGACCTTAAGCCCCTTATCAGATAAAAGTGTGTCGATAAGTTGCTTCTCGGTCTTACCCGTAACCTTTTTAAGATCATATATATCAATAATAGCTTTCGCCTGCTCTGTCCGGTACAGTAAATCGTATTTGGCGAAATCACGGGACGAGTCAAGGTAATCAGAGTTCTTACCGTTTATCTTCTGTATAAGATCCTCATTATCCTTTATCCCCCATCCACGCTCTTTCATCATCTTGGTCATCTTATTGATATTAGCCACGCCCTCAACATGAGCATCGTTATAAGCCTTGGCAAGGCGTTGCCCTAACATGCCTAAGATAGCGTTCCAGCTATGTTCTAACGTCCCGAAAAACCGGGACATGACATTGATATCCTTATGGATGTTATTTATCAACTTCTTTATCCCATTCCAGAATCTTTCTGGAATGTTAAACATCCGGAGCTGTCCATCCAGCCAATCCTCGTTACGATCACTACGGAGGGCGTTTATATCAGACATAGATGTCTCAGCCATCCGCAATATATCATCCATATCCTCTACCATGCCAACTTTGTTGTTGCCATAATAATCTGCCGCCTGATTATTGACGAATCCACGAAGATTCCTGATTAACGGTACTATCTCCCCATATACGTTATCGATAACCTGTATCGTCTCATAATCCAATCCCTTGTCGCTCTTACGCAAGCTACTGGCGACCGTAACCAAATACTCTACCTCGGCCTTGGCTGTAGCTATGACACTCTTGGTGGATAACAGGTTGTTGTTCTTACTAAGCTCACCCCCGACTTGTCTCACCTTCTCGCCTATATCACGGAGAAGGGAGATGCTTTCCCCGATCCTCTGGCTCTGGCTTGACCTCATCCTCTGTAATCTGGTGTATAGCCTTTCCAATGACCTCCCGTTCTTGATCAACTTATTGGCCACGTCAACATCCGATAATGAGTACATGAGATGGTCGCTATCCTTTAACAGAAGCACGTCAAATGCGCTTGGATCATCAGCTAACGCCGACTCCTTTATCCTATCAAGAACCTTATTCAAGTCTGATCTTTGGCTGGTAAAGAAATTACGTATGGCTCGTATCATCCTGCCAAACAAAGAAAGCTGGGCGTCCTCATCCGATGCCAGATCCTCCACCGCCTGTTCCATGCCCGGAACGAACCGCTGGGCCAACGTCTTGCCTAGGATCTCCCGCTTCACCATCCGGTCTAACTCCTCTCCTTGGTACTCCTTCCCATATACCTCATAATAACGACCAGCGAATTGGTTCCATAATGAAGTTCCCTCGACAGAATCAAGTATCTCGTCAATCTCCTGCTGATTACGATAAGTATCGATCAAGAAGTGAGCCACCTCCTCATTAAGATCCTCTACCGTAGCCCCCTCAGCCAATGCTATCACGCCATTAGCCATATCGGATAACGCCCTAGCGGAAGGATCTACGCCATTACGCATCTTATACTTATCCATATATTCGGACATACCCATCACACGGATACCTAATGTGGATAAGATGTTGGTTATATCGGTCCTGTTTTGAAGATCTTCCGCCTTCTCGTTCTCAATAACGCCACGGACATTGTTTCCGTATAAGGCGTTATCCTCCATCATCAACGATAGCGCTAGCTCCATGAACCCATCATACCTGTTATTAAGTTCCTCGAACCGCCCTTGCCTTAACATACCTTTAATCTCAGACCTGCTTACCGTGACCTTCTCCCCGGACGTAGTGATAAGATCAAGATCATTACTTACCTCCGTATCAAAACCTATAGAACCCAATGCGTTCATTTCGGAGGACTGACTTCCAAATCTATTTTTAAGGCTAGAGAAGGCATCCATAGCGTTATAGATCTTAAGACCATCAGAATTGCCGGCTCCAGTAAGATAATATCTATCCCCTAGCCTTATACGTTCCCCACTCAACATACCTTTCTTGATAAGGTAATTGACAAACCCTCCACGAGTACTTATATCTGAGTCTGAGCTAATACCAAGGACCGGGATGAACGACTCGCTGTTATTAAGGGTTATGGAGGAAGAGCCAAAGAAGATGTCAGCCGTACCAGACGGAACGTCGCCCTCCTCGACACTGCCGGCCAAGAACCCGGCCTCGACCCGCCCACCGGACGATCCTTTTATGGCGTTGGCGTAAGAGTCGTGTATCTTGCCGTCATCCGATCTAAAGAACAGGCGAGGCTCACCGGAATCATATACCAGTCTTGAAGATGGAGGAGTATAATTCTCAATATTATTTAACGGCAAGACATTACCAGAAAATATGATCTCACCATCTATATTTCCACCCTTCACCCTGATATTAAGACGTTGACCGGTAAAAGCGCTTTCCACGGCCTTCCATAACATACGGGCTGTCTCCCTAATATCTATATTCTCCCTGATAGCCCTTATATCATCCCATGACGCCTCTTTCAGTATCGTATCGCCAATATTATCCTCGTTTATGGAATCCAGATCCACCTCCTGTACCGTGGATGTATCTACCACAGCCATATCATTGACATCACCTACCTCTCCGGAGGTAAGATAAGCCACGACATTGTCGCTATTCCCAAGGCTTCTGGCCAACGCCGGGGCATCCATATCGCTTATGGCGGACAAGACCTTGGCTGACATAAGCTGCCCCCACTCGCTAGCGTTAAGTTTGGCACTTATGGATCTGGCCGCCTCCTTATTCCTTGGAACGGATCTCGTCCAGTCTCCGAACTTAGACCTGAACTTATCGTTATAAATAGTCATATAAGCTTCAGCGGCCTTATTAAGGTCACTTACGGTAGCTATACCCGCTATCTTATCGAACAAGGTAGATACCTCTCCGGAAGGAGTCAAGACACGGGTTATCTTACCCTTACTATTTCTTTTAATTACGCAACTCGACATAACTTCATGTTTTTGACAAAGATAAACAAAAAGCCCCCACAAATAAGCGGAGGCTGATATTCTTATATTTCACAAATGGATCTATATCTATTCTGTACTATTACTATAGAGAAAATCATAAGCACAACCACCAGCGAAACCAGCTATATACGCTGCGTGCTCATCCTCTCCGACCTTAAATCCAAGCGACATATTACAAAACTGACATACACTCATGGCTACATGAAATGACTCATGGCAGGTATTTTTTATCGTTATATCATCATCGCTCGAAAAGTTCCAAAGTATAGCGAATCGACCATCATCATCCCTATCCTTTACCAAATTCACAAAAGACGCTTCCTTGCCCATATCCTCCTTATTTCCCCATTCCCCATTATGCTCAGGCTCCATATTCTCGAAACGATCACACAACGTCTTATAATCTAATCCAACCGTGATAATCAAATCCAACGGATATATCACGAAATCAAATTTCTTTTCTCTCATAATCCCCTTAATTTTTCTATAACCTCAAAACACATCTTACACTCAACTCTACGATACAACTGCCTTACGCCATCTATCGTAGTCCAATAACGATTCCCATCACGACGCAAGAACTCACTCATGACCTTAGTGTCAGCCACATCATGTAAATCGTATGAACCAAAACATAACTTACATATATCGTCAAGATCAAAATAAGTAACCTTATTATACGATATACAACGGATTTGTCTCCCATCAGGAATCTGAACATCGAAAACATTTAATTCTTCCATTTTCTAATCAATTACAATTTCCTCGATTATGGAGATAGGGACATTTACGCATACCCCTATAGTTTTTAACCCGCATCCGTTACGCTTGTTCTCTTGAATCTGCTCTTCTGATAAAGGAGTCTCGATACTACAATACTTTGTAGTATTTTCTTCATAATCATTCTCATCCTCCTTATAAGGTCTATAAAGAACGACATCTCCAGCCTTAGCGGCTAACATAACAATACCATGAACATCTTTTTTGATCATGCCGATTTTACCTTCATAACCATGATTCTTGATCAGGTTAATGTGATTTCTTATATCCATATACATAAAAATATGGGATACATATCCCATCACAGATACATACCCCATTATATAAATTAGCGACGAAAAGCATGGTGATGGACATGCGCCACAAATGTAATTACAAATTTTGTAAAAACAAAGCCATTTTATGGTAAAATGTCCCGGACGAACCGCACACTATAACGGCTGCCCTTACTGCTGCCGTTCACGCTGCCATCTTTGAAGTACACGCGATACCCGCTGTTGGAGTCAAACTCTGAGCTAACCCAATAGGCTTTGGATGGACTGAGTTGTTGTCCACCAATAGCCGATAATGCGTTATTGACACTCGTCAAGTTCATAAATATTAACGCAAGTTGAGCGCATGATGAGATATACCAATCATCATATCCTTTAGCGTCAGCACTAGCTAAGAACGTATTAAGCACATGACCAATTGTCGCATAGGAAGTATAAGACCCACCACCGGTAGTTATTCCTTTTAATATCTCTGAATTGGATTTTCCATTCCAATCAGATAAAGCCCCGCTTGTCCAGGCAGTAATATTTGCCGAAAGGTTAGGGGTACCATTGTATGAACCCGACTCCGGTTTTAGGTAACCTCTAATATCACTTCCATCTACTTTGTCATAATTTGTAATGCCGGTCTGATCCGTACCATATCCACCCCAATAAAAAATGGAAGTGCTGTCCTTCCCGGCTCCGGCTGTTACATAGCTTTCATTAAGATCCTCATATTTCTCAATCATAAATCTCTTACCTTGAGCGTTAAGGACAACGCCTATACAATTATCGGAAGGTGCGTCCGTTATGCTTCCATCAGGACGGACATAAGAAATAAGGCAAGTACCGTTGCACTGACACGGAGCGTCACTCTTCAACACCCCATACACCCGATTGTCGCTAGTCAGCCACCGTTTCCCGTCGCTCGTGATATAAGCTTGCCTACATCCCTCCTGATTCACCGCAAGCGTCTTTTTAACGCCTTTGGGGGTTGTTATCTCCAACTCAAGGGTACGGTCAAGACCTTTGTTCATTACCGAGCCAAAAGAAACGGCGGCGTTACCGGTTCCGGACCCCGGGCTGATGGTCAGAGGCTGGCCCGTTACCTCACCTACCCCGTCTTTCCAATTAATATTCAAATCATTAGCCATATATATATCGTTTTTTCGTTCTATTGCAAAGATAGTAAAATAAATAAACCCCAACCGGCTTAAGTCGATCGGGGTCTGAGTAAACGAAAAGAAACTGATTATCGTCCCATCATTCTCAATACGGTTCTGGCGGCTGCTTGCGCCCAAGTCCAGCTGTCGTTAGATGTTACGTTAACCGTCTGTTGAGTCCCATTTACATCCAAGTTAATAGTCTCCTTGTCAAGCTCGATAGTAGAGTCTCCAGCGGCTTGAGTTACCGTCACGTTGGCTGTCTGACCACCAGCGGCGGTTACTTTCAATGTAGCCGTCAGTTCATCGATCGTGACGTTGGCCGGTACGTCCGAGATCGTGATGCTCCAAACGAACTCGCCAGCGGCTCCGGGGTCGTCGGCGATAACCGCTCCGTTAGCCGTAGTCTTTCCAGCCGCCGTGTAGTTAGCCGGGAGCTGTAACGTAAGCCCGTTCTCCTCAGCCGACGTGACCGCGAACGTAAGCTTAGTACTGTTAGACTTACCGGTGATGGTAACATTACCACCTGTCTTTTGTACGGAAGCGTTAGGGCTGTCTGATCTTACCGCCTCAGCAGCCGCTGCCTGATTAACTACCAACGCCTTCTTAGCCCCGCCGTTCGTGGTGACTGTAAGGTTGATAGTGCGTTGAAGACGACCGGTGTGTTTCTCACCGGAGAAATTAACCGCCTGATCTCCTGATCCTGATACCGGGTCGACGGTTACGAAACCAAATTTTTGTGATGCCATATTCAAATGATTTAAAAAAATGTCTTTTTATTATGCCAAAAATAATCTATATTTAATTACACGTCAAATATAGGGGGGGG